ATGTCCATTCGTTGCACCGTCGAAAGCGCATTCTTCATCGCCTGGAGCTTCCTGGAGCAGAGCGGCGAGCTCGGACCTCCGGACGAGACCGCGAACACCATTCTGGATGCCATCGAAGCGCAGCTCAGGACCGGTGAGCGGCGGCAGGTGATGCTCGCCAACAAGGCGATCGGCGCCTACCGCAAGCAGGTGGCCCAAAGCCGCCTCTTGGCCGAACGCCAGATCCGTCTCGGATAAGAGCCCGCGGCGCCCCACAAGCGCCGGCTCATTTGGAAATTCCGTAGTTCTCCGGATGGGAATTAGGCTGAAATCCATCAGCCGAAAATCCCTAGCAAAACAGAGGACTACGGAAGATGAAACGGCAGGAAGCGGCACCTGAAGGCATGAACGAATCGTCAACCGGCGCCACGGTTGGCACAGAATTGACACAGCCGCGTTCACGGCGTGTTCGCGACATGGAGGTGTCGAGCTCCACTTACTTTGTCCGCGATGGAGACGAGATCAAGATCGGAACTTCTTTTAAGCCCGAGAAGCGGATCAGGGGGTTGGAGCGCGAAATTGGTCGCCCTCTGGAGACCCTCGCAATCGTCCCTCTCGAGGTGGCGGATGAGGGCAAGACGCACCAGCGCTTCGCCCATCTGCGCGTCCATGGTGAGTGGTTTCGAGCCGAAGCTGATCTGCTTCAGTTCATTGAGGAGGTCAAGGCGGCGCCTGTGCCGGCCCCTCCCACCTACGACTTCAGCCGCCCGAAGGTCCGGCTCAACCCGGCCAAGACGATCTCGAAGATGCTCAAGATGCGGAGCGCGATCGGCGCCCATACGGCGTCCGGGCATCACATCTCAAATGTCGATGAAATCCGCCAGAACAGGGCGAGGGCCGAAGCCGCGGGCGATCTGGTCCGGCTTGCCTACCTTGACGCCAGCCTGGAGCGGCAGCTTCAGGGCCTCGCGCGCACCCGTCAGGCATAACCGCTCAGCAGGGGAGATCGCCGTGGATGACCTATTCCAACTCGACCGAGTTCTAACGCCGGCAGAACGGAAGCGGCTGAACAGCAGGCCAAAGACCAAGAAGACGGGCCATGCGTGGCGGCCGGGCACGGGCCCGGAAGGCGAGACCTGCAAGACCTGCAAGCATCTGGTCCGGAAGCAGATGTCCAAGGTCTATTTGAAGTGCGGCCTGATGCGAGCGCATTGGACCGGCGGCGGTGGAACGGACATTCGGGCGGGCGATCCAGCTTGTCGGGAGTGGTCCTCACTTGGACAGGGAGAGCCACGATGACAAAGCCAAAGAGGCCGAAGCCGTACAGGTCTACCGGATACGGCATCCTGAACCCCTACGGAGATATGTGGACTCCGGAGATGTTTGAAACAAAGGCCGAGGCCACATCACACCTAGAGCGCTTCTGGAGCCAGCCAGGGTTCGGCCCGAATGATTTGAGCCGGTTCAAGATCGTGAAGGCTAAACAGGTCGTGCATTATGTCGGCGATGCAGACTAGCGCTCTGGCAAGGACAGAGAACATGAGCATGGTTTCTAAGCTTCAGCGAAAGAACGGCGAGGATCACACCGGGTTCACGATCCGGCTCATCAAGGCGGAAGTCATTGAGCGGGAGCTGGAGGCCTTAGCCGAGAACTTTGAGGGCACCGGACCGGATGCCTTCTGGAGCGGCCAAGAGGTTGCCGCCGCGATCCGTAAGCGGATCGAGAATCACCCAGATCTTCAGTAGGGAACGCGGACGATGATGAAGCAAAAACGGGACTACGTGAAGGAAGTGGCTGACGCGCATACGAACCTGAACGTGTTCGCCTCGATCGTATCGGTCCTAGAAGGCGGCCATCTATACGGTTGCCATAGCGACCGAACGGTGCAGCGGATCATCGAGATTTGCAAGGCTGAGCAGTACAGGTGCCTGAAGCGTTTCGACCGCGCCAGAATCGCATTGTCGAATGGTCATCAAGGAGGAGAAGCATGAAAACCGTGACGACGCTGGCCCGATGCCCGATCGGGCTATTCGAATCCGAGAGCGGCGAGATTTGTCTGAAGACAGAATACGGCAACAACGAGGGGCGCATTGACGCCTATATCGTGTCCTCTGGCGAGTTCTTTTGGGGGAGCCAGCCGCAGACCATCGCTAACCAGCGCAAGCAACTGGTGAGCCCTGTAGACATGGTGAGGATACCGTTGATGGAATGCGAGACGTGCCATGGCGATGGTGACGGCGGCGCCGAGGCTGACTTTTGCCAGACGTGCGGCGGCGATGGGTGGGTGCGCGTTCCGCCTACCGAGTCCTGACCTAGGAGTGCTGAAGTGAAAGCTCTATTCGCGTTGGTCGCTGTGCTCGCCCTCGCCTTCTGGCTTGGCGGCTTCCACATCGTTCACAAACGGCCTGACTGGCAGCTATTCGGCTGCAAGACGACTTACATCAACCCCCAAGGCGAAGACACCGGAGAATGTCAATGAGCGCACTTAGCGAGCACTATGCCGGCAAGGAATGCCCCGGAGACTTCGATGAAGAGGATATCGCCAATCTGAGAGCCTTCATCTGGGCGGCTGGCGCGGACGATGAGACGGCTCATTTTGTCGCAAAACAGCTTCTCAAGAAGGGAATGCGTTTGGTGCCTTACACTCCGACAGAGGAAATGCTTAAGGCCACCGGCGTCCTTGCGCAGGACTACGGCCAGCATGTCTTCACGAAGATATACTGGGCGATGATTAATGCGGCGCCGAAAGCGTAGCACACTTTCATTGTTGAGCAGAGAGCCCCGATGAGCACAGATTGGTACTTGTTCTCTCCTGGCGGTCGGAAGAGCGCCATGGTTGGATCTGACGGGTTCAGTGGCCCAAAGGTCTGGCCGACCGAATACAACGGCGACAAGCTCTTGCGCTGGGCAATCGAGAACAACGTCAAGGACGTAATTTTAGTCGATGAAAATGACCAGCGGCTGGTGGAATCCGAAGAACACCCACAGCACCAGCGTTTCTAAGCGAAGAGTCCCGATGAGCATCCGCCCCTCCCTCGCCCACGACGCTTCGCCGGACGCTTACGCCGAGGCGATGGTGCGATGTCAGGGCTATGCGCCATCGTGCTCTGATGCCTGCGAATGCCTGCATGATGGTGTATGCTTCACGAGCAGCGGGCGCGGTTTCGCGGGTGCCAGGAAGATGCTGAAGGCGCTTGTTGATGAGGAGACCGACGTCTCGACACGAGTTTGGCTCAAGCTCGCCTTGGACGCGCTAGACCAACATCAGTTCCTCGCGCGCGGGGCGATCGACGCCTTGAAGGTAGTAGCGATCAACAAGAAGGTGCGCGAGGAGTACGGCGCACTTGGGCAAGGAGCGCTGAAGTGACCATACCGCAACAAGACCGGATCGACGAGTTAGAAGAGGCGCTGCACAAGATAGCTCAATGGAGCGACGCTTATCCGCTGGACATTTTTCCAGAGCCGGATTTGAAGAAGGCTCGCGCCTTACTAGAGGCCGGCGGCATCACCCTGGATTCGATCAGCGCACATTGCATGCGGCATGTGGTCGAGGGCGTCGGCAAAATCGCCAAAGAAGCTCTGGCCTGATCATAAACAAAAGCCCGGCACGAAGGCCGGGCTGCTTCTCAGAGACTGTCCTGGATTTACTCCGGGGGATGCATGGTAGCCTCCTAGGCTGATGGGCTCGCAAGGGCCATAGTCAATGCAAGAATCCTACTCCTGATTTTCGAAAACGCAAGCGAGGATGCAATGAGCGACAATCAAGCCTGTGAGAATACCGACCGCGAAATTTGGCGCGAGCGTGAAGGCGACTTCTACGCGGACTCGCTCCACGTCACTAAATCTGGCGGGATCGGCATCAACTGCGGAGGCCATGTTATTGTGATGTCGCCAAGGAACTGGCACCGCATCGCGCAGGCTCACCTCAAGACGCTAGAGCGCCAGCCTCATCCCCATTGTCCCTGAGGCATTACCGATGACGGTATGGATCTACGTCAATACCAGCAAGCAGGTCGGAGACAAGGGCCACCTGAAGGTCTTCGCGACTGAGGACGCCGCTCGTGCTTGGTTTTCCGAGAACGACCCCGAAGGCGTGGCATTCGAGTACGAAGTCCAGTCTTGACCACCCTCCCCGCCCGCGGAATCATGGGGAATGGATCGCGTCAGAATCGTCAGGCACTCGATCGTGTCGGACACCGGCAGCTTTGAGGTCAGGTTCTCGGACGGCAGGAAGTCGGTCTATTTCTACTGGGACGACATACCATCCCGCCGGCTACGCCCCGAGCAGGTCGACCAGGAGACCGCCAAGAAGCAGGCGCAGGAATTTGCTAGGAAGGAAACGAAATGATCGACCGCGACGCTGTACTTGAAAAGATGATCAAGATGTTCACTCCGTATTCCAAGGATCGCTTCTTGGACTACGACGGAGAAAAGACCATCTGTGGTCCCAATGACCGCGCAATGATGGGGTTCGACACAAACTTCCCGAAAGAGTGGCTGATCGAGGACTTTGATTTTTCTGATGAAGAAGCTGATTGGCTCATCAGCAAGGTACGAGAGCTGGCGCCGGCTGACTAGGCCGCCCGAGTAAAACCTCAGGCGCCCAGCCGCGGCTTATATGGTACCGCCGCCGACCCGAGATTAACCGCCAATGCAGTCCCCACCACGTTAACGGCTCGATCTGGCGTGAACGTTCCGCGCGTTCCCAACTGCGTGTTGTTGGCGCCGCTGGCAAATGTCGCCGAAAATATCTGACGCGAATAGGCGGCTCCAAATGCCTTGCTGGTCATGGTCCCGCTGAGCAGGCGGAAGCCAAGGTTGGCTGTTCCAGCGGGGTCGAACGACTTCCCCGTCCATGCCATATTGGCGACCAGGCCATTGATCGAAGCATCGGCATCGCGCGTGACAATGCAGAAATCAGCGCTGGTGTCGCCGTCGCCACGGTCCAGGATGAGATGGTACGGCCGGCGGAAGCCTGCCACTTGTGGACCAACCACTTCTCCGGACTTGAACACGCGCGCGTAGCGCCATTGGGTGAGCGATGCCGCGAGCGTGTAGGTCTGGAGCTCGTTGACGTTGAACGGCGCGGATGTATTCGGCGGGGAGCCGGAGAAATGGTAATAGCCGTCCGTCACGACCTTGAGCGAGGTTCCGCTGACAAGCAGGCCCTCGACGGCTTGCGCACTATCGAGCAGGAATCGATCGACGATCTGGTCCTTGGCGATGTCCCATGCAATCAGGATGCCCGGCGAGCCGTTAGCGCCGCTGGTCGTCCACAAATAACCGGCAGTGCCGCGCGAGGTGTCCACGCAGAGGTGATCCAGCGGCCCGCCCCAGCTATTGAAGTCGGCAGCGCCAATCACAACGCCGGCCAGCGTGATGAGCCAGACGTCTCCGCTGTTGGCGTCTCCGACCCACAGGGCCTGCCGGGTATCGTCCCAGGTCAGCGCATTCGGAACGAATGACGTGGACATCGCCGCGCGAGGCACGGAGCCATCCCGATTCACGAAACAGATTTTCGAGCTGGAGCCGTCGACATAGGCCAGGCAGCGCAGTGACGGCGACGACGAAGTGACAAACGCAACGCCCTGCAAGCCGCCAACAGCCTCTGCCGCTGCCGCCTGCGAGACGAGGCTAGACCCATCGGCTGACAGCCGCACGATACTGATCGGCGTGCTCGTGCCGCCAGAGCCGCGCGAGTTGCCGAAGTTTCCGACCCAGATGTCTGTGCTGTCGGGGTCTTGGCAGAGCCCGGTACAGGTGAAGCCCTTCCCGACCTCGCCGACCGGAATGTCCGGAAGCGCCTGCTTCGTGCCTACCGTCAGCGTCGATCCGTTGGAAAAGACATGCGGGATCGCGGCGCCAGTTCCGCCCGTGAGGAAGTTGAACTTCGTCACGTCCTCGGAAAAGGGCATGAAGTTTAGCGGCCCCACTGACCCAAGGAGAGCGCTATTGAGCAGCGCCAACGCATCGTCGAAGTCGATGTTCTTCGTGGTCAGGCCGAAGCTGGTATAGTAGTCGGCCAAATGAATGACCAATGCCTTCACCGACCGATTGTAGATCGTATATGTCGACCCTGTGAGCGAGCTCAGCAATGACGCAAGGTAGCGAGATAATGACTGCGTCTTACGATCGAACGGATAACCGATCGATTCGTGATAGGTGATGATTGTCTCGGCCCACTCTTCATTTTCCCGGACCGTGAGGTTGCGTGTCATCTTTATCTTTTCCTTGTCGATTTTCTTTAGATCATGCTGCCGGGCATGAAGCAGCGAACGACCGGCCGGCCGTTCAAGTAGATCGGCCACACCATGGTGCGGCCCGCTCGGTTCGGTTCGGTGATCACCGTGTCGTCGGGAACGTCGATCCATTGGCCATCGATGCGGACGCGGTAGTGGCCATCCTTCGTGTCCCAGTCGACATCGGACAGGGCCAAGCCGTCGGCATCTGAGCAACACGGCCCACCGCCCTTGCTCTTGAGACTGTCGAACCAAGGCTTCAGCGGAGAATTGGCATAGCGCCCATCATCTCGAGCTACGGCCGAGCTCGGGAGCGCCAGCATGAGGACAGTGAGCGCCACGCGGATCAACGGAGGCATTTGCGCGCCTCCTGGATCTGGTCCCACGAGTAGCCCTGCCTGAGAGCCCAGGCGAGCGCCCTAGCCTTCCCGTGCTTGGCTACAAGGCGCCTAACGGTTTGGCAGTCGACGCCTGGCGGGAGCTCGGCCGCGCCGGCAACTCCGGCAGCTGCCAGCACGATAGCGACCGCGATCAAGCCGGCCCAAAGGAAGACCCTTCGATCGTCCCGGTTCATCGGACCGACACCCTCGCCGTCCCGCCCATGCCGATGGCGTTTGCCGCAGCCCTGGAGAGGTCAACGCAGCGCCCGCGCACGAACGGCCCCCGATCATTGACGCGCACCAGCACCGTCCTGCCGGTCGCCTGAGAGGTCACGGCCAGGATTGTCCCGAAGGGCTTCGTCCTGTGCGCCGCCGTGAGTGCGTAGGTGTTAAAGCGCTCCCCAGAGGCCGTCCGGCGCCCGTGGTAGCCGTCACCTACTCCGTACTGGCTGGCGACGCAGGTTTCGGCATAGGAATTCGTTGCGGCGCACAAAAGTAGCGCCGCCAGAAGCAGGCGGAATTTCATGTGATGCTTTCGGTGTTGTTTAGGCGCGCGCCTTGATGATGTCTGCGAGCGATTCTGCCGCTCGCTTTAGTTCATCCGCCTCTACCAACAGCGCGGCTCGAGCTGTTTGCAGCCGGTTCTCCTGGTCAGTGAAGTCCCGATCGTTGCGCCCGTCGTCAACGAAGATGCGGAGAATATTGTTGAGGATAGAATTCATTTGCGGGCGGCCCTCAATTCGTTCGTTAGGGCTACGAGCGCGCCGCGCGTGCTATGGATCGCCTCTGCCATGCGATCCGCAGCCGCGATCCGCTCGTCATAGCTTTCGGTCAGTTGATTTTCCAAAAGATTGATCCGACCGTCCTTCTGCTTCTCGCGCTGTTCGGATCGATAGATGACCCAAAGCAGCACAAGGCAGATGATGCCGGCCGTGCCAAGTTTCAGAAGCTCTTCGTTCATTGCCATTAATCTCCTAGAAATCCGCCGATTGCTAGGATGCTTCCCAGCCTGTGACGAGGTTCGCGCCTCGCGTGGGTTAGGTCCGTCGCGACGTTACAGCGCCGCGGCGGACCGCCTCCTTATCTCTTCCAGATGCCGCTGATTTTATCGGCGACCTTCTCCACAGTTCGGCCGCCGAAATAAGCGATCGTGACCGTGGTGCAGTACCACCAGATTTGATCGCTCAGGCTGTCCGTGGTGCCGTGGGTCCACTGTCCCAGGGCCTTGTCCCAAACCAGCAGCTTCCAGATCAGGATGATCACCGGCAACGCCAGCAGCGGCCGGATCATCCGCGTGATGATGTTGCCCTGCTCCGCCCTGACGGTCTCTGCATTGAGCTCGGCCTCGCGCTGATCGAGGTCGAGCGTTCTCTTAGCAAGATCCGCAGCCACCGCCTCGTGGCTTCCCTGCGCATCGAGTTTCTGTTTTTGCGCCGTCAGCAATCCACTGATGAGAGGCTGAAGGATGGCGCCGATGATGGGCGCCGAAATCATCTTCGCAGCAATCCATTCGAGCATCTCAGGTCGCCTTCGCTTCCTGAACCGCCGCAACCGCTTCCGCCTTGGCCGCAACTGCTGTCTCAACCGCAGCAGCCACCTTGGGATTTTCAGCGACATCCTTATCGGTGACAGCGACGACTTCGATGGGAAGCGTCGTTGCGTTGCGGAGTTTCTCGTCGACCGCGCCCATCAAGGTGAGGACCAGAGGAAGGAGGTTGAACGCGATCCTGAGATACGGCTCGTAAGCATCCGGGACCAGCGGCATGATCGGGGTCAGATCGATGGTTCCGGCCTGAGTGAGGACCATCAGGACGACGCCCGAGATCATCTTCAAGCGCGCGAACAGAATCGTCTGAGATTTCTTGTAGAGCGTGACTTCCCACGGCTCGATCCAGTCGAAGAGCGGCTGGAACCATGGACTTCGCTTCAGGATCTCGCGCCCCCAAATCGCGTACCAAGTCAGCACGACGCCGAGCAGCGCCAGTATCGCAAGAACTTTCATGATGAACCCCTATGCCGCCGCGTAGGCTTCGGCGCGCTGCTTGTGGATCAATGCCTGCTTGATGAAATAGATGGCCAGCATGATCGCGATGGCAGCCAAGGCGAACACGAGAACCTTGACCTCAAAGGACATGACGAAACCATCGACAGGCACAGCAGGCGACGCCGCAGACCCCGCGCCAGCCGTGCCGCTTGCGGTCGCAGCCTTGTTCGCTGTGCTGGCCTGCGTCTTCGCTTTGCCGGCCTCCGCGTCCATCCGCTTCTTGGTGTCTGCAGTCGACAGGACGGCGCCGACCGTCAACCACATCTTGACCGCAGCCGCCTCACCGGTGGTGACGCGGCGCGTCCATCCCTTGCCGAACCGCCAGAAAGTCGAAAGCCCCTTGAGGAACGCCAGGCGCACGGCCCAGTATTTCTGGATCGCGGCAACCTTGTCAGGCGCAGCGTTGGCAGGTCCGATCACATCATTGATCGACTTCGCCGTGACGCCGAGGGCCTTGCCGGCCCAGACCGGAGCTCGCCCGACACCCGAATTTATGGCCGCGTCGAGCACAGAATAATCGAAGCCCGCCGGAAGTTCGTCGTATCGCATCGGGTTGGCGTAGTGCTTGCGGTAGATATCCGCGGCGGCCGACTTGGGCATGTTCTTGACGTCGGACGGAGAGGCGTCAGCCTTCCAGTATTTCCGAGCATCGATGATGGTGATGCCCCAGTTGGTCGCACCACCAGGGTCTACCGGGTCATTGGTATAGCCGCCCTCGTCCGCGAAGACGCGAGTCATCGCTGCATCGTAAGTCGAGGCTACCATTTGCACACCTTACAGTTTGGATGGTTCTGATCTGGATGCCCGTTGCACTGCCAGTACGGAGGGCACTGAGGTTCCGGCGGAGGCGGAGGCCGGGAGATGGCGCTGCAAGCAAAAAACAGGGCGACCATCGCCGCATTAGACGTTGGCATAATGGACCTCTGGCCCAACCGATGTCCTCGGCTGATGGTTGATTCGGGATGGAACTTGCTGAAACAGCTAATCTGCTTCTTGTCGTGACTGCCGCGCCCCAGTAGGTTGCGCGGCTGCGGGGATACATGCTGTTTTCGACTACGACTTTTCTCTTCAGCTTCTTGCCGAGGGCAATCGCGGCCAGCTTGCTCGCGAGTTTCGGACCCTATTGGCTCTTCCTGCTGGCCCTGACAGGCGCGTCAGCGTATTTTTACGCGGCCCACGTCCCGGCTTATCTCGGCCTCCTAGCTGCCTCGGCAGCCGCGAACTACATCATTGCAACGCTTGTCGAGAAAGGGCGCCGACACTGGCTATATCTCGCCGGCATCGCCCTTAACCTCGCCCCGCTCGGTTATTTCAAATACTGGGACTTCGCCGCCCGCAACATCGATCGTGTCCTGGGCTTGCCCTTCACACCGAGCAACATCGTCCTGCCACTCGCAATCTCCTTCATCACCTTCGAGCAGATCGCGTTCCTGTCTGACGTGCATGCGGGTCGCGTTGAGCGCGGTTCACCACTTCGCTACGCCGCATTCATTAGCTTCTTTCCAAAGCTAATCGCCGGGCCGATCATCCGCTACACCGAGATGCTGCCGCAGTTTCGCGCCGAAAGGCGTCCGAGTCTGGACTTGGCGATCACGGGCCTCTGCATCTTCGCGGTCGGACTGTTCAAGAAGGTCGCCTTTGCGGACCAGATCGCACCATCGGCCGATCGCATCTTCGGCCTTGCGAGCGGGCAACTGGTGTCCGGAACGGATGCAGCACTCGCGATCACCGCCTACGCTGCGCAGATCTATTTCGACTTCTCCGGCTATTCCGACATGGCCATCGGGCTGGCCTGCATGCTCGGACTCACGCTGCCGGTCAATTTCTTTTCGCCATACAAGGCGACGTCCATCATCGAGTTCTGGCGGCGATGGCACATCACACTGTCCCGCTTCCTGCGCGACTACCTGTATATCCCCCTTGGCGGCAACCGCGGCGGCACATCACGAACCTACGTCAATCTCTTCCTGGTGATGACGCTGGGCGGTCTGTGGCATGGCGCCGGCTTCGCCTTCATCATATGGGGCGCACTTCACGGCGTGGCCCTGATCCTCAATCACGCGTGGAATTCGATCCGTCCTGCAGCCCTTGTCAACTCTCGCCTGATGTCGATCGTGGGATGGGCTGCGACGATGGTCACCGTCCTGTTCGGCTGGGTGTTCTTCAGGGCCGTGGATCTTGCGACCTCACGCAACATGCTCGCGTCACTCCTCACGCCCTGGACAACGAGCACATTCGAACCAAGGGCGATCCACCTCCTCGCCTTCTGCTGGCTGTTGATCGTCGCATGCCCCAACACCGCGCAACTGTTTCGTTTCACCTTCCTGCTGAAAGGCAGCGAGAGCGACTACCTGCGGCAAATCCCTGCGGCAAAGCTCGGGCTCGTAGCACTCGGCGGCACCCTGCTGTTCTTCTCGCTCGTCATCATGGTATCCGGCACGCCAAATGCTTTCATTTATTTCCAGTTCTAGCCTGGCTAGGCTCGCCGTTCTAACCCTGACGCTTCCAGCCTGCGTGCTGGGTATCGAGACTTACTGCCACCTCTCAAGCCGATACGCGGCGACGACCTACTACTTCCTGAAGAACGCAGCGTTCTCTAACCCGACCAACGCAGTGTTTGGCGACTCCCACGTGATGGCCACATCTCGCATCCCAGGATTTTCGTTCTATGGCTGGGCCGGCGAGCAGCCCGAAGAGCTCAACACTCTCGTGAACTACCTCTACGATACAACGAAACCAGGAAAGATCATCGTGCAAGCCGATCCGCAATGGTTTGGCCAGTACCACGCGAACCGCGAAAAATTTGTCACGCATCGGAACTTGATCAGCCGGAGATTTCCGAGCGTTCTTTCGTCAGCCTACTATTGGGAGACACTACGCCCCAACCTCGTCGCCTCCGGCTATGACGTCGCCAACCAAATCATCTCCGCGGCCTCTGCGCAGGACGCAGCGACCCTACGCACGAGAGCAACGATCGCGGAGAAAAAATGGGTCGAACTGTTCGCCAAGCCAGACTTCAACTGGACCTGGATCACACCGGAAGAGCGCACGGACCTAACCGAGGTCCGCGTCCTTGAGCAAAACCCAAGGCCTGATTTTGCTAGCAGCGCCTCAGCCGCTGAGTTCGAGGCCGCCATATCTTCGCTCGTATCGAGAGGGGCGACCGTTTGCCTGTTCCGGACACCCGTCACCAACGACTATCTGAAGATGGCGCGATCGATACCAGATAGCCGCTTTTCCGAGTTCGATGCTTACATCAATGGCATCGCACATCGCTACAAGCTTCGACACGTCGACTTCAGCGCACTTCACCGCGTTTTTGAAGACAGCGCCTTCGCCAACTCCGACCATCTGACTGACCACGAGTCCAGCGCAGTCTGGCCGCTCGCAGCGAATGCTTGCTTTAGTTGATCGCTCGCGAGTTCGTCCAGTTCGAACCGACGCTTCCGAGGCATCGGGTGATCGTCGTCGAACTGACGTTGGCGGTATTGTCTACGTTGCCGGTAACGACGCTGCTGAAAACCGCTCTGGATAGCCGGTCCAGACTAAGCGATCCGCTGATAATTCCCATCCAATAGATATCATCGTTCGGGGCACCCGAACTACCAGCACAGTTGAAGGTGTACCCAGAGGCCGTGTTTCCGCCAGTGGCGTCGGCATAGCAACCAGAGGCGAAAAGGTGCTGTACGCTGAGCAGCAGAACCGAGTACTGCGCAGCGCCGAAGAAATGGCAGTTCTCCAAGAAGACGCTCCGGTAACTCTTCCCGCCCGTGCCGCCAACGCCGCCAGTGTTCACTGTCCCGTTGATATGGATGCTATGATCCACCCCGTTACCGCATGAGACGTAGAAATTTCGCATGCGCAAAATTCCAATATTTGCCGCGTTATTCGGCAGAATCGCGGAGAAGCCAGATCCTCCAGACGAGCTTGCGCCCGCAGCGACCTGGATATCCGTGATGGTCGCCCCCCACGCTCCGAGCGAAATGACTCCCTTATTAGCGTTTACTTCGACATAACGCTTGTACAAAACTGTGGGCTGTCCGCCGCCCTGTTCGCCTGCAATGTGGATGATGAACGTCGGCGAAGTGATAGCCGCATCAAGCGCCCATTGCCCGGCCGGAATTTTCATATTCGCATGCTTGATGTTGCAATAAGCCATGCAGAGATTGATGGCAGCAGCAGCATCCGGATCTGTGTCAAGGTTCGAGACGACGGCCTGAGCGCCGAACTGGCGAACGTCCACGAACATCCCTATTATCCCGGTCAACTCCCAATAGGCGCCGTCGGCCGAATGAATATAGCCGGAATGCGGCAGCGGGCTTCCAGGGCTTGAGGCACGCTTGTAGATCGCACCGGTCGAAATGCTCCCTCCGCCGTCGCCAATTGCGGCATAGCCCGCCGTGGTGATGTGCGTCACTGTTCCGGGAATATTGGCCGCAATCGCAGTCGTTCGCGTGGCGAAGCTCATGTTGTTATTGACGGCGGCCGCAGCAGACAATGCCGATGCCGCCGCGTCATCCGCGAAGCCCTCGGCGTCATCCTTCGCCTGCACTACGTCGGCAAGGACCGCGTCACCATCGACCGCCGCAGCGGCCAGCAACTGATAGTGATCAGTCGACCAGTAGAGCAACGCGCCGTTTCCGATCAACAGCGAGCCGGCCGCAAGGTTGGCATTGAGCGCATTCTTGATCGCGACCGCGGGAGTTCCGTTGACGGCAATCGTGGTTGCGCCCGTGTTGTTTGCTGTCGGCGTCAAAAGATACAGGTGCCGACTTGGCGTGGTTGGCGTGGAAGGCGCGGTAGCTACGATTGCGTCACCAGTTCCGCCCGTCACCGTAAGCGTGATAATAGGATCAGGAAGATCGCCTACACGCGTCCATGACCCAGCGCCAGAGACACCAGACTTTTGATAGATACCATTGTTGGCCGCAGTCGAGTCAGCGTAGACCATCGCCAACGTGTTGGCCTCGTGCGCCAGATCAGCGTCGAGTAACGCCTTGGTCGCATATCCGAGTCCGAGCTGCGCAAGCAGCGACTCCAGCATCATGCCCCACTGCATGACATCCAGCTTGTTAACTTGATGCGCCCCGCTGCCAGGCACTCCGTTAGTGTTGTAGAGGCGCCAAATCTCGGCTGCTGTTAGCACAGTCATTTTAGCTACTATCCCTTATGAAGCTGCATAGAAGCCCGACATCACAATGAAGGCGCCTGTCGCACCGGGATATGTGTTGTCGTAGTTGTAGATGTTCATGTTCGACGTATTGATCACGCCTTGCAGCATCTTTCCGCTTACGCCGACCTCTCGACCGAAAGCCCCCGCGTTGCTCCCGTTCGTGTTGACCGGATTCGTCACGGTCACGTTGGTTGCTGCGCTGCCGTTTGTCGTGATCGTAATGGTAACCGTGAAAAGTACGGTCTTTCCGATCTGCTTGTAGACGCCCGTCGCACTTGCACTCGTGAATGATCCGCTGCCCGCGGAGACCGTGGGGCTATAAGACGTCCAAGCACCCGTAAGAGCTGATGCCGCCAAGCCGGTATCTTGTATTGTCTTGCCGCTTGTTCCGTTGAAAGACGCGATATTGCCCGACGTTGACGATGCCGGACCAGTTACCGCTCCGTCGATGTTCGTCTGGATGACGTTCCAGCTACTGCCGACCGTCGCCTGGTTGCCAGAGGCTGTGCCGTCAGTGTTGCAAATGAAGATATCGCCGACCTCAACAACGACGCCGGACGCGCCGCCGATCTTGCCGGCAACACTGACCCTGTAGGTATCTCCCCGGTTGGCGGCAGGATAGTTGGGATTTCCTGAGCAGTCAGTCGCGCCCTTGAAGACCATAGCGTCGTTAGCAGCGATCAACGCATCGGCGTAAGCTTTCACGGCCTTCTGACTGGCAATGCGCGTGTCAGAGTTCGCCGCAAGCGTGCCGTCGGTATCGACCACGCTTGACGCAAACATTGCGGTCGTAAGATTGGTGATAGTGTTGTTTGTCGCGTTGATCGCCTTGTTGGTTATGGTCTGCGACAAAGAGGCCAACCAAGCCGCGATCGTCGTAAGTATGATCCCGTAGTTCTGCCCGCTGTCGGCGGCCGCGACCTTCTCCGACCCGGAAATGACCTTGTCCGGATCGTCCGAAATTCTACCGACCATGTCGTCCTCTATTGTTCGCGAAGAAGGTAGGAGCTGTCTTCGCGCTGGTATGCGGTGAAGCCCTCGCGCGCCATGATAGGCGGAGGCGCATTATCGAGAGCACCGAGCGCGACCGGATCAATCTTGTTCCAGTTGAGCGTGACGCGACCGTTGAGCAGGTCGATCTCGCCCTTGTCCTGGATCTCGACGACGCAGTCCTCCATGCCCTTGATGCGCGGCTCCTGGACCTTGATCCAGCGCTTGCCAAGATATCGCATCGCATAGAGCGAGCAGCTGAACGTCCCTGAAATCTCCGGATTGATGCGAAGCATCGCGCGCTGGCCGAGAGATTCCGCCTGGTCGCCGTCCTGCACCCAAGTCAGGTCAAGCTGCTTGGCGCGCTCGATTCCCGAAGCCGATATAGCATCTTCATCCCGCACAGAATCGATCTGGCCAGTTATGTAACCAGAGGCCGGATCAGTGAACGTGATGTCGAGCTTATTGACCTGCTCCTCGTCAGGCAGACCCTTGCGCCAAGAGAATTCCTTGATGTGGCGTGATGTCAAAGGTGGATCGGTCGGCTCGCGATAAACACCCACCTTCAGAACAAGGGTGCCGTCGCCACCCTCCACAAGCCAACCATCGCATGTAGCGAGGATTTTGTTGATGACGTTCTCTGGCGAATTGTCGAAGCGGTAGAAACCATTCGAGGCGAACCGTGGCCTCCCACCGACATCTTCGTCGCAGATTTCAGCCTCTTCCATCCACTGAGTCAGAGCTGCCGGCGGAAGGATGATGTCGCGGTCTTCACCCATGCCGCCATCCGGCTCGGTGAGATAATCGATCAGTTGCAGAACCGGATTTGTTTTCGACTGATTGCTGCTGTCGTCGCGCGGATCCCAAATTGGCGCGCATTTTGCGACAACCGATGGAAGCGGGATTCCCCTAGGGTATTTATGCGTAAAGTCCGTCGGATCGTCGGCTGCCGGGCACAGGAGACAGATGCAGGCGGTACCCTTCCCTTGGTACTCTGAAGTCCATTCACCCGCGGTTGTTCCGCTGTTTACAGCACTCCCGGTTCCGGCGTTCTGGGTGTCAGACCCATAGAAAATCTGGACAACCGAGTCACGCGCCCAAACGCCAGGACCAACAACATTCGCCGCGACGCCATCGTCAAGTGCCGCATCAAGAGCTACGATCGAGTCGTGGAAGTAGAGCTGTAGAGCACCCTCGATCCGTCCGGAGTGGAAAGCCAAAACGTCCTGACTATTCCCACCAGCCGCCAAGAACAGCATGTAGTAGCCAGCCAAGCGGTTGGTGCCGTAGCCTCGCTGGCGTGACGGCAACGCCTGCTTGAGTGGCTGGGCTCCGTTCTCGGGTTTTGGCACATCCGGGTGATCAAGTGCGTACTGCAACCCGATCGCCGCGCCGGTTAGGGCGAGAGTGCCGGCAATAGTTGCGGCAGTCGAGATACTGACGGTGACACCGGCAACGGAGAGAGAGCTGGCCGTTCCGATGCCGATAAACGAGTCTGTGATGCCTGCTGCACTCAGCAGCAGAAGACCGGTCGTCTCAACCACGCGCAACGCTCCACGCAGCGAGAACCGGCATCCGAACACACACAATCCCGCGCGGCCAGTTCAGGAGCGCCAACATCCCATCACCTGTTACAATCGCACCCGACGGAAGTCTGATAACTCGACCACGGCGATCTGAAACCTGAGCAAGCACCAGCGCCACATCACCTTGTTGAACATGGTCAGAAGGTTTAAGCCCCGTCGCTTCGAAGCGCTTTCGACACGACGCCAGCATCCCGCCTTCACTGCGAATAGCGGATCTGTAGGAACGTTCGTCTGCATATGTTCCACGCCGATCAGCCATCGGATCGGGCCAGCCGCATACCATTACCCAGTCCGCCATCAGCGTGGCGCAATCCAGTCGTCCATAGCCGCAGTCACGCCGCGAAATATCGTCGAGATATTCGGCAAGTAATGCCTTCATCAGAACACCGGCCACGTCTTGTTGAAGCCGTGGGCATAGCTCTTGGCGATACTGCAGAACTTATCGCCAGGGAAGCGCGCCTGCTGATCTGGATCCGACCAATACGCGAAGGCCGGCCGGCGTCGACCTGTGAAGCGAGTACCGCACGAGAGAGATATCTGGCTGATCTGCTGCGAACTTTGATCGTCGACAGAGAGCGATCCGCCCATATAATCTGCCACGTAATAGGCGCACCAGTGAACCGGACCGATCATCGACCAATCCGCCCCCATCAGGGCGAACCCGACGAGTGCGGGCCTGCCCTTGACCTCCTCCGCATCGTTGCCTGACGCGATCTCCTGAAGGTCCCCGCTTACTCCACTGACGACGAACTCGACGCGCTCAGCCGCACCGTTCATCAATTGTTTGATCGCCGGCACGTTCTGCAGTTCGCCAAGGCCTTTGTAGAGCGCCCCATCAGGATCATAGACATTGACGCCGGGTCGGATATTGCCGAAGCCTAGCCATAGCCTCACCGGGTCAGGATCGACCTGGAGCTGAAAGAAAACGCCTATCCTGAAAACGCCTGAGTCCAGCGCTTCCAATTCAGCTTCGTTGAAGTCCATCAGCTAACAGGCGCCTCGACGAAATCGACGTTTGCCGAGTTAAAGGTCCATGGCTGCACAGTTAGGTTCATCGACGATGGCTGCGTCAGGCGCATCACGCATCTGGGTCGGTCGAACTCGAGTTGCGTGTCGTCTGCCACATCCTCACGAAGCGGCGGATTGAACGTGATGGTTGCGGTGTCATCCCCGGTCATTTCGACCGTTGCAATCTCATATATGCGCCAACCAGCGTCATCGTGCCTGATCGAGAACGCCTCTCCGCCAATCAGATCTCCGGACCTGTTCAAGTTGATATCAAGCGACGTCGCTCGCAGATCCGCGGCGTCGCAAGTGACATCGATCACCGGCTGATAGTAACCGGTATCGTCCGAGAATAGCGATCCGTCATCGTGAGGTATCGCTGGCGGCAGCCGCGCCGCACCGTCAGGCCACGGAACGAACAGCGCATCATTCCGCCATACGACCATCCGATTAACGCCGCCATCGGCCACCTGCCGAACAGCCCGCCAAAGCTTAGTTGAATTGGCTTGGCGCTGACGGCCACGGTCGTCGATTCCGTTGCGCCCTGAAAGCGAGATGTTCGACATCGAGCAGGTCCAGAAGCCGCCCCCATCGGACCGGACGAACGTCCCGAAGCCCGATCCGAGCTGACCTCCTGCAACTGCGACACCCGCTAGGTTCCATGCATGAGACCGCTCACGGAGCAAGACCCGAGGGAATTCAACATCCATCAGCCAACCCCGGTCCGTTGCATGCGCTGAGCACTCTCCAGAGCTTTGTTCGTATTGGCGATAGCGCGCTGGTGCTGGAGCAGCATCACCTGCATGCGGTCAAGGGCAGAGTTGTCGGCATTTCCATTGACGATGATGGTGGGCGCCTCATAGGTATTGCCGCCAGTCGCTCTGGTGACCCCGCTAGGCGTGACCTGAGACCCGCGAGGTAGATTCACGAGCTCCGGACCATTCTCGCCAACCCAAGCAGCGCCCCCTGGGGCGTAGTTCGTGCCACCCGCAAAGCCAGGAATGATGCTCTTGATGAATCCGGCAACGGGAGAAAGCCCCCCTGATGATGGCGCGTTGAATATCGACGCGAACGCCGCATTGATTGCAGCTTTCTCCAAGGTCTTCAGGAGATTCGAGAGCACATCGTTCAGGCTCTTACCCTCAACGATAGCGTCAGCGAACGCCGACGAAAGAGCCGACCCGACTGTCGAGCTAGCGCTGTTCAATTTGTTGACACCGTCGCGGGCTTTATCGAACTGAGCCGTAGCCAGTCCGATATTCTCTGAGTCCTTCAGGAAGGCGTCTGCATGCTCTTTGGTCAGGCTGATGCCGGCAGCCTGCAACGCCTGCGTCGCCGACATGGACTCGCGAAGCTTCACATAGGCGTCAACCTGTTCCTGGGTGACCTCTCCGTCTGCCTTTCGGATACCATTCAACAGCTCGAGTTCGGCGCGCACCTGGGCTTGCACAGCGTTGTTCTGAGCAACGGCGATCGTGTCTGCCTGGATTGCGGCGGTCCGCTTAAGGATGCTTTCCTCAGCTCGATCGAATGCATCCTGAGGTTCAGCCTTCTGCGTATTGAGCCCGAAGGGGTCTTTTCCGGTAAACCTCTGCGGAGCGACGTCGACCCTGAGCCGGGCCGGCTTCTCGGCCTCATCCTTCGTCTTCTGGAAGCGGTCCTGAATCTCTTTGAGCTTGTTGAGCGTGCTCTGAGTGAACTCCTCCAAGGGGCCGCCTTTGAACAGTCCAAGGAACAGCGCCGTCAGCTGGATTAGGTCCGAAAGATCGGTTTTGATCATGTCGAACGCCGCCGACACCAGGGAGTTTTTAAGCGCTTCTCCCAATTTGGAAAACAGCTCAGACAACGCCTTGGCTTGCGCCGCGACCTTTTCAAGATCCGGTGCTGCCTTCGCGGCAGCGTCAGCCATGTCTTTAAGTGCCGCGCCGCCACGCTCAAGCGCTTGAACCGCGCCCTCCGGTAGGCCCAGGGCTTTCGCGACCTCTAGCCGCTCAATCGGCTTCAAGGTCTGCATGATGTCACCGACTTTGGCCAAGGCCTCAGCTGCGTCGAGCGCACTGACCTTGACGCCGTTCAGGGCCTGAGGATTGGCGTCGAACAGCTTTGCAAGCGGGTTTTCCGTATTTCCACGCTGCATCTGATCGAGTTGCAGAGCGACGCTCGTCAGGGACTTGTTCAGATCATCGGCTGACGACCCTGATTTCTGGAATGCCGCCTGGAGGCCGTAAACCGACTGGATCGCGGTCTCAGTATATTTCGCGGTGTACTGAAGCTCCTCGAACCGTCGGATCAGATCCTTGAGCGCGTCCTCAGCCGCGCCGATCGCCTTGGTGACGGCGGTAGAGAAGAAATTTCCAAGGAACGAGGTGCTCACGGACGGGTTCATTCGCGAGAAACGCTGCTCGATGCCGCCAACAGTTTTGTCGGCAATATCGCCGGCCTGCTTCATGTCGCGCTCAAACTTGCTCAATTGAGCCGACATCGCAACAACTAGCGCAGCAGTGTCATTGCCAGCCATTTATTCCGCAGACCTTTTCTTGATGGATGCCGTGATGCGTCGCTTCATGGTCGAGATCATCTTCTTTTTCAGAAGTCGATACGTCGGAAAGAAAAACGGCTTCGCGGTCATTTTGACAGTTCCGAACTCGTCGCCGCGAGCGTAGTCGTAAGGCTTGCTCGACACCGATTTTCGGATGGTGAGACGACCGCCGGCCGCGACGCGAACCGTGGTGTCTTTTGTCCTATCCGGAACCTTGCGAACGGAGTGCTCGAGGTTTCCGGTATCGTGAGGCGCCGCAGAGATCATGACGCGAACCATGTTATCGGCCTGCGCATTCAGCTCCGCGACGGCCGCTGCATGGACCTCATCCTTCAGCTCCTGCGTCAGAGCCTTGAATCGTTCGACGCTCTTGTTTGCCATTACTGCAGTGTCGGGCTGACGTTGTGGATCCTGAGAAGCTCGTCGAACTCCTCATTACTCATCGGTTCTGGCTTGGTTTTTCCGCCATTGGCTTCGTTGAAGCCGTCAACGCAAGCGCCCAACTGCCAGAATGAACTATCGTCGACTTCACGAGGCGTGAAGCCTAGTGCAGCCCCTGTTCCGTAGAGCTTTCGGAAGTCGATTGGACGCTCGAAGTTGACGTCTTTTTTTTTACGTCTTCATCAACCGCGTTCTGATCGGGCACCCCGACAAGGCCGGCAAACAGCGCCGCATAAGCTGTTATCATGCTTTCGAACGGCGGCTTGTTGTCGAAGTGATGCGACAACTTCCGATTGGCGTCCTTGATCGACATACCGCCGCCGACAAGCCCGATCCGGAGCACGTCACGAACATCATCGGGCCACGCATCGCTCGCGCGCAGGCTGGCGAGCAGTGTCATCGGCCCAACCAAGGGTGCCCCGATCGCGACCCGGCGCTGATTGATACGCTCCTGGAGCTCCCGGAATTGACCGATCGCAAACCGGAACTTGTTCTCGCCGTCACCCCAGATCAGGGTGACGCTGCCATCTGCGCTCATCAGGACGCCGGCACCCACGGAACTGCGCCCGTGTTGTCGATGGTGACGTCGATCGTCACCTTCTCACCGCGCGTGCCGCTGTACTTCAGATCGGAAAGGATGAACTGACCCGACCAGTAGCCGAGATTGGCGTTGTCGAGCTTGATGTGCAGATTTTTGGCCTCGGCGGACTGAAACCAATCGTTCCAGATATCGAAGCTCTCGACAGCCATGACGCCCGTACCGGTGACAGTCGCGGACAAACCGTTGACGTCCTTCGCCTCCCATGCCGGCAACTCAGGATCGTTGCAGTCAGGAATGAGCGTCGTGTTGGTAGACGCCTTGAAGTCAATACCCGCGGTGGTCAGACCGCAAGGCTGCGCAAAGATCTCAGGGCTGTTGCCGTCACCCACAAGGATGAGCAGCTTCGTTCCGGCAATAACCGTTGGCTGCGCCATGGCACAGTTTCCTTTCAGATGTGCGCCGGGGCGCGGTTAAGAAGGCGTGATGAACCCGTGGAAGGCGATCGAGGCGTGACGTGTCAGGCCGTCAGGATCGCGCAGGTAATCGACGCGATCGAATTGGAAGACGATCGCGCTGAAGCCGGAGATCGAGATCGGCTGATCATCAAGCACAGCAAGTATTTGCTTCACGATACCTTTTGCCTCGGGATATCCGACGGCTCGTGACCACACATCGATCACCGGATAAACTTCGGTGCCATCGATGCAATCGGCTTTATCCGGAAGAACCTGGCAATCACCGAGCGAGACATAAGGAAAGACGGGGTTCGCAGGAACAGCATCGTAAATCCTAGATCCGGCGATATGTGGTGAAACCCCTTTAAGAGCCGCTACAAGGGCCGCCTGAAGCTCCAAACTTGGATCACTCACTTACTTCGTCCCGTTCAACAATCTTACCGGCGCCAGCCGCCACTATCGCGCGAGCGTTTAGCTCAGGGGTGCGGAAATAGGTGATGCCGGCTTTGTAGGCGATATGCAGATTGCGCTTCGGCTTGTAGGTAAAGTCGCGATCCACACGAACGTCCTTCAAGCTGCGACCCCCGTCTGACAAAGAAATTCGTAGAAGGCTCCGCTATCGTCAGGATCGACGGGGCCGGACTGGATCGCCCAAACGGTATCTTCGTTCATGTCCTTAGCCATCCAAGATGGATCGATATTCTCCGTCTTCGAATTCTGGCGCACCGTCAGTGTGTAGACCTGATGGCCTTGCAGGCGCTGGGCCAACACGGTTTCGCCGCCAAACTTGGCAGAGACCTTTCCGAAGACCTCAAATTCTGGATCATCAGGAAAGGAAGTCTCTACGTTTCCCATGCTATCATCAGTCTCGTGGCGCTTGAAGAAGCCGATCCTGTGCCGAAGCTCGCCTGCTCGCGTCACTCCAGAAGCCTCCACAAGGTGCCGTCGACCAGTTCCTGTTCGTTGAACTGGTTGTACGCAAGAGAATTCAGCCACAGCTGCCGATCTGGATAGACAGGCGTCTCCACCTTGCTCAAGTCAGTGAGACCAACAAGCGCAGCAGCAGAAGAAGGATGAACCACGACAGGACATCCGAGGATGACGGATTCCACAGCCGCAATAGAGCCGTGCGACACGAGGCAATGAGCACCATCAAGATCGCTTTGAAGCGACCGCTTGCTTTCCTTGTCGCGTATGACGAGTTGTCGATCCGTCGCGCGCGCCAGTGCGTCGATTGTGTCCGCGATCCAGTTTTCGCAACCGTGGAATTTTGCATAGGTTCGCGTGGGCGCTGCGATGACGATATGCTTTCCGCTTCGCTGCCATGGCCGCACGTCAACACCGAGCGACCGCCAACGATCATCCGGTACATCGCGCACCTTCTGGGCTTGGAACGAATTCAAGTGATAGCGGTAATATCCGCCGTTTTCGCCTTTCGGCAGCCAGGTCGCGAAGACCCTGCGGGCGTACCCACGATCCCAGTAGATGAAGGGGCGCCGCTTCTCCCGCCATTCGTCGATCGTCCCCTTGAGGTAGGAGCTGCAACCGACGATCGGAACGATGTGCTTCGGGAGCGTCTTCAGCTGCCCAACATTGCCAACGACGACCCTGCCGCCCTGCGCTACGATCTTGTTTCCGATCCTCTGGAAGAGTTCAGCCTTGAACTTCTTGAGCTCGCTCGGCTGGAAGAGGCAGACGTTCTTAGGATCGATCATTCTTCCTCGGCGCTCAGACCGGCCTTCCGGAGGCGCTCAGCCAAGATGCGAACCCGCTCTGCAGCCTCCCGCATTACAGCGGCCGAAGCGTGCCAGTTGTCTTCGGAAAGCAGATTGGCTTCACGGTCCATGACCGCCAGCATGTCGTTGGTTTTCATGCTGCCCAGTTTCGCTTGACCCAGTCGATATGCGTGAACTTGCTCGGATCGCGCCATCCCGGAAAGGCAACGATCCGCGCATCCGCCGGCAAAGCCTCGCCCTTCGGCCAACCCGGCTTCTGGAAGCAATAGGCGCCAGACTCCGGCCCAACCGTCCAGCCGGCGGCGTCAGGGATCTTGGCCGCCAACCACGCCTGATCGTCAGGAAACGCGAAATACGGCACCTCGCCCGCCGCCTTCAGGCTGAATTCGCTCCAGACTTCCGGATGGGCACCGGCCCGCAGCATCTGCAGGCTGCCGTTGAAGGGGCACGGGTTGGAGGCGTTGCCGCCATGCAGGATGACGAAAGGCTCCGGGCGGTCGAACAGCGGATCAAGAGGACCCGTGACGACCGTGTCGAGATCGATGCAGACCAGACGCCCCGTGATCCCGTGCTCCGCCTGCCATTCCGGGTCGAACATTCGGAGGCGCGCAAAGCAGCCTGGTACGGCCGTCAGATGCTCATCCGCCGCGGCGGGGCCGAACACCGCGAACCGGTACTCTTGCTTCAGGTGCCGCGCCAGGCCCGCCCTGAGGCGCTCCAGATAATGGCCGGGATACTTGGTGCCCCAGCGCCAAGTGCAGATCGTCAGTTCTTCCACAGAACGCCGATCCCGTTGTTCTTGCCCGTCGGGCAGAGCTTGATCTCCTGGTGCCGGTACTCGCCCTTGACCGAATTCCAGAACTCCGGAACGTCGATCCTGGTGCCGTGCCAGTCCGGCGCGCGCCGCCAGGCGATATCATGGAACGCCACCAGCTTCCGGCTCATGGCCCCATAGACCGACCAGTCCCGTGTCACGCCCGGCATTCTGTGATCCGCATCAATGAGCACCGCATCGAACGGCCCAAGGGCAGCGACTTGCGCAATCACGTCCTCGGACCCGCTATCGCCCCAGATCACCGAGGCGTCATAGCCCGCCGCCTTCAGCTCCTTGATGCACTCCAGAAGCGCCGGTTGGCTGTCCTTCCAAGCCTTGGTGCCGTTCGGCATGTCAACGGAGACGATCCGCGATCCCTTGGGCAGCGCATTCGCCGCCGGCCACAAAGAACCGCCGAACTTTGATCCGATCTCAAGATAGCTCCCGAGCTTCTCGGAGCGAAGAACATCGCAATAGGCCGCGATCTCGCCCGGATCCTGGAGGACGTTGCTTTCGTACTTCTTCATTATCGAGACCAGATTGCAGCGACGCCGAGCTCGCTGGAAAGGTAGGAGGTGTGGACGCGCTGGAGCCCGGCCTGCTTCAGATCGCGATCGAGCGCGACAAGCTCTTCCTCGTTCTCGCTCGGCTTGTCCGACGTACCGCGCCAGGCGAAATACTTCCGCGTCCAGCGTCCAAAGAAGATCATAAGCGCGGAGAGATCATCCGCTGACATCAAGCGCTTCAGCTTGTGATAGGTGGCGAGGCACAGGACGATATCGTAACCCTCGTGCCCGAACGCGCCGGTCAGCGCGGAAGGCCCCTTGGTCAAGTCGACGACCTCGAAGCGGCCCTCGGTCGATCTCAGATCGGCGAAGACTTCGCGCGCGACCTCGATGCCCTTCTCGTAGATATCGCAGCCGTGCACGACGGAGGCGTATTGCTCGGCGAACTGATATCCGACCATGCCTCGATTACAGCCGATGTCGAAAACGCGCTTTCCCTTGGCTCGCAGCAACAGATCGGTCATGCCGTCCAATCTGATGTTGTTGAGCCCGGCGACCCGCCGCTGGACCTTGTAAGAGGCCCCAACCGGCCGCATCATATCAACCACGAAGGCGCTCCTTTGCCGCTTGGTAAACTGTATCGACTCCGATCGATTCCATGACCGACCTGCAGTGATCACATCGCGAGAATGATCCGCAAAAGCGATCAGAACCTGCGATGTTGGAATGGAGATCGTAACCAGTCACCGATGGCGGAATCCAACCACCGAACAGCACGACACCCCTAACCCCGACCGCGGCTGCACCGTGGTGCAAGCCTCCCTCAGCTCCAACATAGAGCGAAGAATTTTTCAGAATCGAAATTGCATCACGGAAGGACGAAGTCTTGATCCGGCGGACGCATTCGAGGATTGGGCCACCCTTCTCGTGCGCAAACTGCACAACATCGTGACCATCCGCGATCAGCTTTTTTGCAAGCTCTTGGTACTTGCTAAAGCCCCAGTCCTTATTCGCCGCAGAGCCCTTCCAAGCCACGACGTTTGGCTCAATGACGATGAAGCCCTTGCCGGCCCGGCGTCCTGCCGCAACTTCGCCGTGGGTCAGGTAGATCTCGCCCGGAGAGCAGCGCCATTCCATATTCCAGATCCAACGGCCATCGCCCTGACTGTTATAGCCGCGATGCCCCTTGTAGAACTCGACCCATTCGAGGTTCTTTGCTGTGCCGGGGTAGGCGACGTTCGGATTGTTCCGGAAAACCTCTTCGCTGTGCTTATCCCAGATGATCCGGCCGCGATCACCGAATGCGATCTTTTTGCCGCGCTTGGTCCATGCATCCTTCGCCAGACCCGTCGCGATTAACTGGTCGCCTATACCCAAAAGCCACCCCAGATCAGGACGGCTATCAGCATTCCGTCTGCAGTCCTGCTCCCTAGATAGGCCCCGAATTTCTCGGCCCCGGTGATCGGGGTCTTAAGTTGCAGATTTATCAATCCTACTGCTGCACCGAGGCCGAGCACTGCTCGGATTCCAAACATGAAGATCACAATCCACTGCGCACCACCCCAACTCACGCTGCCCACCTGTTGAGTTCTGCCCGCCACTCGTCAGCATAATCGACATTTTCGTATCCAGGCATATCCGGACAACCCGACGTGAAGTGCACGACGTTAGGCTCGATCGACTTGTCACTGTGACCGACAAGGAAATTCCACGATGGATCGAGTTCGCCGATCTCTTCGTCCTTCAGCCAGCACAAGCGGTGCAGATCGCGGCCCGGCAGCGTATTCGCGAGATCTGTGGAATTTATCAGGCATCTGTTTGACGGGTGATCGCAGTTGAAGACCAGGAACGAACTCCAGTTCTTTCGGCCGTACTGCGTCTGCTGCTGACCGTCCATCTTGATGCCAGCTGGCGGCTCATATTTGTGCTTCACGCAATAGGCCGCAAACCGATTATCGAGCCCGTCAAACATGCGCGCAACGTTGCCGCGGAACAGGATGTCTCCATCGCAGAACAAAGCCCATCCCGATCGCGCCAGGTAAGGCACAAGGAACCGGCTGTTCGCGTGCTCCGTGCTCTGCGGCGCGTCCGATATCACATCCCACATGATGGGCCTGTCGACCTCAGACGGCCTGCGCTCCATAGGCCGCGTGTAGATGCCGAGCGAAATTAGATCGCTCATAACGAGGCCATAGATCGGCATTGGCCGGGTTAGCCTGCGTCGACAAGACTCCCTTGCGACAGCATATGAGGACGCCTCGCGCGGATCCCAACCGATGTAAATGCTATGCCGCAATCTGAAGTCCCCAAGTGTCTAAAGCTTGTTCAATCGTCATTTTCTGGAAGCACTGAAGGTCGCTGATCGGCGACGCGTTGACGACGGTCGCGCCTCGCTCCGCAATCTTAGGAGCCGCGGCGGCAAATGCCTTCATCCATCGACGGTAGTTGTCATCTGTCGGGTTGCTGCACATGGCCCAGTTATTGCGGCCGTACCAGTGCTCGCCGCTACGGCCGTGCATGTCGAACCCGATTAGCAAGATGCGATCCGCACCGAACTGCAAGGCAAGGTTCAGCGCCTGGAAGCCCGAATTCCCGCCCGCGCCGATCTTACCAACCTCATCGAACATGAGATCGTTAGACGCGGGCTTCTCGATATCGACCTTGCGGATTCCGTACTCACCGCCGCAGACCGTTCCGTCATACGCCAGTTTCAGACCCTGAAACTTCGGCAGACCATGTACGCTGCGCCACCAAGGGGCATCGCACCCGTAGACAACATCCGCGAAGGGAGCGATCTCGATGTTCTTCTTGATCGCGATGACGCGCATCCGCCCCTTGAGCAGACCGACGTTCGCCCTTTTCGCTGACGGCCCCGATGCGATGATCGCGCACGGCTCGCCTGTCCAGTTCGGCCAATTCACGCCATGCTCAAATAGACACGGTGAGGGCGCAGCAGCTGCTCGGAAGCCCACGGCAGCTTCGCGACTGTATCACCCACAACCTGGTTCTCGCGGTTCTGATAAAGATCGCCGACATACATCAGGATCGCGGCCTTTATCGTAAACGGCACATTCGGCGTAGCCGGCGAGTTTGTCGCGTCGATATAACCAGCACGGAAGCGAATGCGGATTGCGTTCTGCTGATCTACCGTCGACGGCCATGATGCGCTGGACTTCAAGACGATCCGCGCCGGCTGACTGGCATCGTCCACGATATAGTTCGAGGCGTTGAATTCCTGCTCTGTGCCGCTTGCATCGAGATAGAAGACCCCGAGCACTTCGATCAGTGGAGGAAGCGGAATCTCTATGAAGTTGCGCCGGCCGCTTACCGGAAACGAAAAATCATGACGGCACGGAAAGACGTCGAGATAATAATCCCAAGTCTGGTCAATCAGAGCACGCCCCAGAAATCCGGTCGGGCCATCGACGAATTGCGTAGCCGCGTAAACGAAGGCCTGGATTTGCAGATTGAAGTCGTCGCTATCCTCTCGAAGATGCGCCTTCGCTTCGTCGAGTGTGATGACATTCGAGTTCGGTGCCGTGACCAGCTTCAGGCCCATCGATCAACCTGCATTCATGCCAGCGAAGCCACGTTCGCCCTTGTCGCCCTTCTCTCCCTGCGGTCCGGACTTGCCTTCCTTGCCGTCGCGCCCGTCTCGGCCCTTCTTGACCGCGAGGCGCCATGCAGAGGAACCGTCGAGAGGCTTTTCGTTCGCCTCGGTAGCGCGTTGGGCAATGTAAAATTGGCCCCCCCAGGTGACACCATCGCCCTTATCGAAGGCATGCTCTTTCCAGACGCCGCGGTCGATGAACGATCCGGACCGCACTGTCCTGACGACCGCCTCGCGGCCCTCAGCCCTCAGGCTGAATTCGAGTGTTCGCCCCTCGTCCGAGCTCGTCACGTCGAAATGCTCGACGCTGAGACCGTCGCGGCCGTCTTTGCCGTCCCGGCCGTCGAGGCCCTTTTCGCCATGGACGCCCGGAAGACCGTCACGACCATCGCGGCCGGCCGGACCTTCCTTGCCTTCGAGACCGTCCTTGCCATCCACGCCGTCGCGGCCCGGCTCCCCGTCCTTGCCGGCTGCCGGCGGCTTGGCCTCGAGATAGCGCTGCACGGCCGCCGCAAGGGCCTCCGGCATCGCCATGACGGCTTCGGCCACCTGTTCAGCCGTCACCAGTGGCGCATCCTTGCCGTCCGCACCATCACGCCCAGGTTCGCCATCCTTGCCGTCGACGCCGTCCCGGCCCGGCTGCCCGTCCTGTCCCGGTTCGCCAGCCCTACCGGCGTCGCCAACCGCTCCAGGAAGCCCCGGATCGCCCTTCTCACCCTTTTCGATGGAACGACCCTCCAGCGCCTCCAGGCGAGCCAGTAAAGCGGCGTTCTGCTCGCGAAGCGGAGCGATAGCCTTGCCCACGAAATCGCCCACGATCGGCGCCAAGGCCGTCACAAGCCCTGCGATTTCGTTCTGGTGCATGATCTATCCTGCGAGAGGCCTAAGCGGCCATCTTCTGCAATTCGAGTTCGAGCGCGTCTTTGAACGCCCACCGAGCAATCTGCACGGTGGCCGCTTGATCCAGATCATCGCCCTTAAACGATTTGGCAGGCGGAGGCGTATCAACGTTCGCCACTGCGGCGGCCTCGTCTGCTGGCGACGGCAGATGCTGAGCAGCCTTAGGCGCAAGCGCGAAAGGATCTTCGAGCGCATCACGCTTCGCAAGCGCCTCAAGGCTATAGTTCTGTTGCTGCATGAAGACTGAATTGCCACCAGGAAGCGGCTTGAGCCCGATCTTCTTACGGCCCTCGTTTGGCGCAAGGAGCGCGGCGCCGATACCATCACCGATCGTCTTGTACTGCGTCGCAGTGTCCATGCGCAGCAAGCCGTCGAGATCGAACTCTGTCCCGTAAATGTGACCTTTCACATCCGTGAGACCGAGGCCTTCATCGAGCAAAAGCTCGATAGATTCGATGATCGCCTGCAGGCACTGTGAATAGTACTGCTGGTTCAACGCCTCGACGTTGTTGTAAGCCGGAGGTGTACCGACGCCGACCATGTAAGCCGGCACGTGGAAGCAGGAACAGACCGTTTCCGCGGTCCACTTCAACTGCTCGATCATCTGGCTTTCGACGGCCGTCATGGCCATCTTTTCGTACTTGAGGCCATCGCCGAGAACTGCAACGCGACCGGCGTTCGATCCGGTGTAGTTCTGCTCCCAGTGCTCTTTAAGCCGAGCAGCCGTAACGTCATCGATTGTTCCGGGAGCAGATAGGACGCCACCAGGCATCGCCCCGTTCTCAAAAAACCGTGTCGCGTTGGCCTGGATGCTGAGTCCCTGCATCGCCGCCAATCCGCAAGCGATCAACGGCGACACGCCGCAAAGCGGATGGAAGAGCGGACACATCGTATCGTGGATGATCTCGCTCGCAGGCACGACCACCTGTTCGCCGACACCCGCAAGATCATCACGGCTGAGCTGATAATAAACGCTACCATCTGGGGCAACGAGCGGCTTCACCCGGCCCCAATCAAGGATGTACATGGCCACGACAACGCCGCGGTTATCGCGCTCCTTTAGCGCAACGGTATTTCCGCGCGCCAGCTTTGAGACGACCCAGTTCTCGATAAATTTGATGCGTGTCTGATATCGGTTCGGCTTGCGCAGCACAGGCGAGAATGCCGGCGCGTCAGCCTCTTCCCAAATTCCGGTGGTCTTGTTCTGCTCGACGAGACGAAGGCACATCTTCGAAATGTCGGATGCGATTAGCGTCACGCAGGAATAGACAGCGTTGTACGCCATCACCGTATTGTTGTTGATCTCGCGGTTGCGCTGCCATGCGCCCGTGAACGGCTCGCGGATCACAGGAAACCAGCTGCGATCACGATCGATGAAACCCGACAGGTCGGTCACTGGTGCAGCCGCCTTTGCGAAAACGCTGAGCATGCGCGAGACAATGCCCGCGCGCTGAACAGGCTGTGTCTGCCGAACCGCCGGAACGCTCGGCATCAGGCCTCCGCCCGCATATCGCGCCGACGGTAATTTCTACGGCTACGCTCGCCGCCCTCTTCCTCGACAGGCTTCGCGCGCCCGAGCGTGCGCCAAAGCTGCGCCTCCTTGTCAGGACAATCGAATTCCTCGCCCGAGCGCAGCACCTTGCCGTAGACATCGGCGGTCTTCGCCGTGACGATCATTCGCATTTCAAATCTCCAATGAAAGGGGCCGCGGGGCCGTAGTCCCGCGGCCAGTCTGGGAGGAAACGCTTACTCGAAGTACTTGGCGTTCTGGATGTACGAAACCGCCGTCGACCGGCGCTTCGCCCAGTTGATGTAGCGCTCGGCGCGGATGCCGATCTGGTTCTGCTGCCACAGGCTGACGAAGGTCGTCGAGGCAGTGGCCGGAGAGTCCGGAGCGGTGTCCATCTGGAGCGACGCTTCCTGGCTGGCGTCGATCGTGACCTGACCATCGTCGGCGAGCAGGATGTCCGGCGCGCTGAGAACGATGATCGGATCGCCATCGGTCGGCGATCCGCCGGTCGACGGGATGTTCTCCGACGTGATGACCGGGATGCCCATGAGGTCGCCGCCATTCATCGTCAGGCCGGGGAATTCCTTCTGGCCGAGCGAGTTGGTCATGAGCGAGATGCTCAGAGCCACGCGCTGCGACATCAGCAGGACGACGTTCGAGACCTGCATGTTGGCCGTCAGGAAGGCGCTGAGCATGGTCTTCATGTCGGCACGCAGCGCCGCACCGGTGGTGCCGGTGGCGGTGATCGGCGAAACGCCGTTGGTGATCGAGGCCGGCGAGACACCAGCGACGGCCGCCTTGGACGGATCGACGAACTGCGCATCCATGAACTGGACGACCGCCTTCGCCAAGTCGTTGCGGACGAGCAGCTCCGCCGACGGCGACGCGAGACGCACCAGCTCTTGGTTGAGCACGATGATGCCGGCGATCTTGGCGAAGTCGAGCGTGACGCTGTCGAACGCCAGAGAGGTCAGCGGCTTCGGAGCGCCCTCACCCACCCAGTTCACGGTCGCACCGCCGGTCTGCCGCGGGATCTTGACCTTGAACGGAACGCGCGTCAGGCCCTGAATGCGGCCGATGATCGTGAGCGGACCGAGGAACTCGATGAACTCCTCGGTCAGGATCTGGTAATTGACCAGCGGGCTCGCCCAGGTCGTATCCGACGTCGATCCGGCGGTGACCGCGCTCTTCAGCAGGTCAACGACCATCGGCGTTTCGCGCGCCCACTGCTCGTTGGCCTTCGCGATCTCGACGGCCTGCATCAGGTTGCCCTTCGCGCGCGCGGTGGCGAGCACGAAACGGGTGAATCCGATGCCCTTCGGAAGCTCGCGCTGGAGCACCTGGACGCGCACCTCGCGGTGATCGCCACCACGTGCCGCCGAACCTTCTTCGTGCGTCTCGACCTTGACCGGCGTGGCCTTGGTGAGATTCATCTTCTCCATCGCGCGGAGGTCGACGAGCTCGGCATCGATCGACGTGATCTCGGCCTGAAGATTGTCGAAGGCTTCCTTCTCCTGCGCATCCTTCGAGCGGCCCTCGTCGAGCGCCTTCTGCTGGATCGCGGTGATTTCGGTGGCCTTGGTAGCGCGCTGCGCTTCGAACGCGGCGATCTGCTCTGCAATCGTCTTCATGGTACTGCCCCTCCCTGGGGCTTTCAAAAGAACTGGGGTTGACTTCTTCTTCCCAGGCGCGGGAGGGGTCGGACGGTCGCTGTCCTTCGGCTCTTTGCCGGTCGCGGCGAGCAGAGGGGCATCGAAAGACTTGATGGACTGAATGGTCGCATCGGCGTTCGCCGGAATGGTCACGAGGCTCAGCTCGAGCACTTCGCTCTCCAGGAAGCGAATTCCGCCGTCGTCCATCCACGAATATTCGATCGCGCGAAATCCGATCGAGACGCCGCGAACGAGCTGCATCTTGACGGACTGCCAAGCCTCATCGATGCGATCCTTAAGCGTGCCAGGTTCACTGATCGACGGAAGCTGAGCTTGAAAGGTGATTCCATCCTTGGTCGGCTTGTCGAACTTGACGCTGCCAACGGGCTTGTCGCTCATGTGCTGCCAGAGCAGCGGGAGCGGATTCTTGAACTTGACACCGAGCGGTTCGACGATGTCGCCGACGCGATCGGGGGTCGGAGTTGTCGCGACACCCGTGATGACGCGTTTATCCTCGTCGACGCTTTTGACGTCGAGCACAGCATATGCACGGTTCATGTTTGGGTTCCTAGACGAACAACATCTGATAGGACTTCTTCTTTGGCTCGAAGTCCGCTAGCGCCGCACCGACGCTCATTGCATTGGTCACAAGTCCGTCGATGCGACCTCGTGATCTCTTCTTGTCGAAGCAGCGATTGGCTTGGCCGTCTTGGTCGACCATCGCGTTTGCCGCGCACATGTAAGTGACAGGGTTCGTTTCGATTGTGATCGACTGCTTGAGGATACGGTCCTCAAACTTCTCGATCGAAGTTGGCATTGTGAGCTGCTTGTCCTCAAACATGCGGCGCTTGCCTTGCGCATGTGGAACGAGCTTCAAGCCCTTGCCTTCGTCCTTGTCCTTTCCCTCGAACTTCCACACAGGAAGGCCGATCTCTTCGCAAGCCGAGATGAAATCGGCGATGCCGGCAACGTCGAAGGCCAAGAATTGAACATCATATTCAGAGACTAGCTTCGCGACGCGCGCAGCCACGAATGTTTTATCGATGACTGCGCCAGGCATCGCTTCGATAAACCCGTCCGCGACCCATTGCTCATAAGGCGCATTGTCTGAACGAGCGCGCTCCGACAGTCCGTCTTTCGTTGTCCAGTACCAAGTTTTTGACCAGAGATACCCTGCAGGACCAACCCACACCGCGGTAAGTGCAGTCAGGTCATTCTTCTGCGAAAGGTCGAGAGACAGCCAGCACTTGCATTTGCGCAGCGACGGAAGATCGAGCTCACCCTGGACAGCAGCCCAAGCCTCTTCAGCGATCCAGAAGTCGACGGAGCCAACAGGGATTCCGAAGTAGAGGCGCTGCACCGACATCTTGGTCGAGAGCAGTATCTTTGATGTGTTCACCTCACGGCGGATATTCTCCACCGGAAATGTAATGCCCAATGCAGGCAAAGACTTTTGCCAACACGTCTCGTCTTCGAAAGGCTCATCGTCCTTGTCGACGCGAGCGATGAAGCCGAAGGCCGTGTCGTCTACGTGCTCGCCCTTAACGACCTTCTGATAAAAGTCGCTATACTGCGTACCGACGATCTGCGTCGATGCCGGCGTGTTAGTTCCTAGAAGCATGATCGCATCGCCCGGCATCTTGGCGATAGCCCGCTTCCAAAGCTCGATCGAGTCCCCATTCTTGAACTCGTGGATCTCGTCCGCGAGCACAGCCGTCGGTCTCGGACCCGAGATGGCGTCTCCGTTCGCCAGCGACTGAAACTTAGAGCCCGTTCCCGGATGCTCGATGCGCCAAGCGTGATCGAGGCGACCGCGAATAATGACCTCGCCGCGACTTTCGAGCGTGTCGTTGTCGTCAGGATCGGTGCCGGGTATAGGAGCTCGGCACATCGCGACGCCGTCCTTAAACAAGACGTTCGCCTGATCCTTGTCCCAGGCGATGGCGTAGATCTCGGCGCGCGGAATGCCGCGGTATCCCATCAGGTAGAGGCCGATGGCCGCAAACGTCGGCGACTTCGCCTGCCCCTTGCCGGTCTCCCACCAAGAGTTCGTGAAGCGCATCCGGCCGTCGGACGTGTGCCAGCCGAAAAGCGAGCCGACGCAGAACTTGGTCCAAGGCAACAGATCGAACGGCTGTCCCGCCTTGGCGCCGGCTGTGATCGGAAGCACCGCCGGAAAGAAGCCCAACGCGTGAGCCGCCAGATCGGGCTTCCAGACCAGCCCGCGGCTCGGCCCGTCGACCAGATCCTTCAGGTGCCGCTCGGCCGCGTAGCGCACGAGCTCACCGACGACGAGATTGCCGTCGACCGCGTCGCGCGCCCAGCGCGTTACGTCGTCACTTGACTGTCTTGAGGTATCCGCCGCCGATGACCGACGGCTTGGTCTTTTGGACTTTCCCGCCACTGCTACGGCGCCGCGGCGTGATCGTAAGCTCGGCCTCTGCGGTCGATGCCCACGCGTTCGCGTCCTTCAGAACTGTGAACCATGGATTGTACGATGGCTGCTTCTTTCCCTTGCGCGGGAAGACGGCCCCCTCCTCTGCGACGTGCCGCAGTGCGATCTCATAAAGGACGTAGCCGTCGACCAGGCGCTTGACGGCGCGGCCGTTGGCGTTGGCGAGCTTCTCAGAGCTGCGCAGCTCGGCTGTAATGACCAACCACTGTTGGTGGGCCAACACCTGATCTAACTCGTCCGAAAACTGGGTCGACCAGTCCGGCTCCTCCAGACCATCTATGACCGATATGTCCGGCATCCGCCGCGGAGGCAGCTTGGTCTTCTCGACGGTCGGCTTTCGCCCTGCACCCTCGCGCTTACCGCCTCGTGGCATCGTTTGAATTCAAGCCGTTCTGAGTGAAATCAAACGTTCCGAAACCGTGTGTTTTTTCAGACACTTGGTTCCTGATTCCCGTTTGAATACGAAGGGGTGCCTTTGATTTTTGATCTCAGTGCAAACGCAACTTGCGCGCCGGTCTGAGATGGAGACCCGATTTAGACGGAACCCTCCCCCCCGGTTCCATTGCGCCTTGAGTTCCATGGATGATCGCTGGCGATGGGCCTGCCGTGGCTGTCGCAGCCTGCCTCATAGCCCTTGGCTTCGATGGCCTGCTCGGTGGCGTCATGGCAGGGGGCGCAGGACGAGGCTAGCTTGCCCGTCCAGAACAGCACCGGATCTCCGTTATGTCTGATGATGTGGTGAGCGACGGATGCAGGGACTACCAGACCCTTGGCTTCGCAGCGCTCACACAGGGGCTTGTCCTGGAGCTGCTGTCGACGGCGCTGACGCCACCGCTCTGTATTGTACCAGGCTCGCCAAGGCTTGGCCTGCCGACGGCGAGCGTCTGTCTCCCTGTTTCGGAGACGTCGATCGAGAGGCTTCGACAATCAGCGAGAGCCGACCACCATGAGCTTGCCACGGCGACGCACCACCTTGGCTTTGCGGGCGACAATCTCCGAAACCATCAGCTTCAGCGTGTCCTTGCTCAGCATGGCATGCTCCATATACGAACTCGCCCGCCTCAGCGTTGGCTGGGCGGGCGTTTCAGGGCCGAATTTCCGACTGTCTCGTCTATGTCAAGCGATTGACCCTAAATCAAGAGGCGTTTGGTTTATACACAGGCTCATAAACAATCACTTGAAGGCAACGACAGTGAACTTCCCGGATACATCAACCTCGATCTTCCACTCGCCACCATAAACTTGGCGAAATGCTTCTGCGATAAGAAGCGCGCTCTCCAATGGAGTGAGCCCCTCACAAGCATCGGCAATGTCATTCAGTATTCTTTCTTTTGACAGGATCGGTTTTGCCATGGAGCCTCCCTCAACCGCATTCTGCAAGAGGATAGCGCACAGGTCCAGCCTTCGGTATTCGAAGAGGCGACCCGGTTTTGCCCCGGGTTGGCTTCAGCGGAAGTGTTCCCCAGTCCATAGCGCTATTCCGACCATTCGGCATTACAGGGACCACGCGAGGTTCCGGCTCATCTGAGCCTCCAAACCATGGCGAAGGCGGCGCCTTAGGAGGAAGGACCTTGTATTTCACAAGCTCGAGCACTTCGGACAACGCAATCAAACCATGATGCCACAGCGCGTATTCAGCCCTGCTTGAAATGACAGAAGCAGGCGATGGGCTCCACTGCAGCGGACAATAGCTCCCGGTCGAATAAACGTTCTTGCCCTTGCACTCGCCGACGAGGGCAACGCCGCCGCCGTTCTTTGCCGGCGTTCGCTGAACTACCGGCTGCTCGTCCCAATAGTCCGGACGCGTTCCCTTGATTGCGTGTCGCGTAACGAGCGCGCTCAGGTTCACCGTGTTGAGCATCAGCACGTCGCGAGGCCGGTCATGCGCAGGACGCGCACCATCAGCACCGAAGAACGCATGCAACGCCTTTGTGCCAGCTTCACCCCAAGCGACTTTCGTTCGCCTGGAGGCGTCAGACTGGCGAGACATATCGTTGACTTTAACGAGGCCAGACAGGTCGCCGGCGATTACGTCGAGGCTCAGATTCCAGTCGATTTCGACTTCGCCAAGCGACGCCACGGCGCGCTCCACCGCCTCCGCATCAGGATCTGGCAATCCGAAATGACTGTAGCGCTGAGCCGCGCCGTGGCCTTTGTCTATGCCGCCGTGGTTGCCATAGTCCTCGATGCGATCCCAGATGCCCTCCGCGGCGGAGGTGTGACGCTTCGAAAGCTCGTCCACGTAGGCCCACCGCAGAAGGGCCTCAACATCAATCTCAATCTTGCTCACAAACGCCTCCAGCTACGCAGTAACTTGATCAGAATCAGAAACACGACGAGGCAAGCCAGTATCCAGCCGCCCTTGATCAGCAGTTCACCAACCCGCTCAAACGCAAGCGGGCCGACGCCGTATGCGCCATTCACGTCGCATCCTCCGCGTTAACAGGCTCGAATCTCCGCTTGGTCATCCATCGCCCGCAAACGCGATAGTTGTCGTATTGCTCGCCGGACACCTCGTAGACCTCGCCAACGGTGAGCACATCCCGCTGCAGTGTGTTGTCCCTACAGCGCACAAAGCGCGGTGTTTCGGTCATGCTGCGTCCTCCGACCTTGGTGCCAGTTTCTCGCCCGTCGCTTCGTCGTAACCGTTCGGCACCGCAATCGGACTGAAGAAGCCCCGCTTCGCAACGCCGTCCTGTTCGATTTCGATCAGTTTCGGTGGCCGCGCCTTGCGCGACTGCGCCTCATGGAGGAAAGCTGCCATTTCGACGGTTCCCTCGACGACAAAATGCCAGCCCGACCCGATGTCGTGGCCGGTCGCCGGATCGATATTCGCCTCGACAAGAACGTGCACCGGACAGCGGCAGCCGATCATGCCAGGCTCCGGCCCCGCATGGCGGGACCAAAGCGAACCGTTCGCCTTGAACCGCCTCACGGTCGCCCGCCAATCGTCATCGGTCAGCGGTACCGGCTCGAGCGAGGGCGCTACACCGGCCTTGGCGTGACCTTCCCGCACCGCGCTGTCGCAGTAGGCGAGTGAGGCCATGTCCGCCTTGCGCTTCAGGATCGGCGTGACCGCAGCCTGGATAGTACCGATCGCGATGCCGTCTAGCAGCCACGTCGCAATCTGGCGCATGTCAGGCGGCTTGCGGCCGAGGCTGGCGCAGACGGCCGTGAACGATGCCACCAGGACCGCTTCGTTCTTCAAACCAATTTCATCGAGCGCGCGCGCATCTGCTCTGCTCTGCTCTGAATCTGTTTCTGCTCTGCTCTGCTCTGGTCGTTTGTCAGTAACATCGTTACTTTCGCTGTCAGTAACGCCGTTACTATCGTTACGGTGGCGGTTTCTATAACGCTTCTGTCGCTCAGCATTGGTTGGGTCTGTCTTGTCGCTCTTGTACTGTCGCTTGCTCCAGTTGTGAGGCTTGAAGATTCCATTATCGTTGTCGTAGAGCCCGGCCGCGACGAGCTTCGTGATCCACTCGGCTACCTTCACAGGCTTCATGCGAAGCCGGATCGCCACGTCCTCTGTCGGCGGCAAGGCGCCATCGTTCGCAGAGGCTACGCAGTTTAGTGTGTACCAAGCACGAAACATCGCGTCCGAAAGCTTCAGGAGCTTCGGATGGTCAATCGACGTGTCCTCTGCGCGCCACCAGTGCGTCATTCACCCCTCCTCAGGCGCTCTCGGAAGTGATTTCCTGCCAATACAGCGGTCGATACGACGTCGTGAGCCACGGTCCAATCCACATTGAACCACTCACCCCACAGCCTATGCTCGCGCAAAAATCGATGGGCCGAAGCCTCATCCTCGAATGCTGACGCCCTGGATTCACACAAAGCGAAATGCAAGAGATGTATTTTGAACGGGCAAGCTGTTTGAAATTCAGCCAACCGACCTTTTGGGTTGGCTGAGATACCGATCTTAACCGGGCCGCATCTCCTGCCGATCGCGTAAAGAAATGTAGTCATGCTGCGGCGTCGCCGATGAGGTTGATCGTCGCCCTGTCACGCGCGAGCTGCCGGCCGCGCATGATGAGGCTGCGCGCCTCGCCGATCTCGACGCGCAGTGTGTTGCAGACGCTTTCCAAGCGCTCGCCTTTCGGTACGCAATCCGCAATCCCACAAGCGATGAAGGCCTTGACGTCTCTAAGGCTGTTTTCAGATACGCTCATGCGTCGATCCCTCTCAGTGTCGTGAAACTATTTGCAACTCTTGTCGCACGTGAAACGTTTGCCGTTGCGCGATAGCGTTTCTGGTAGGCGGCGTGGCACTTTGCGCAGTACCGTTGCCCCTTCCTGCTGTTCGGCTCATCGCACTTGGAGCAGCGCGGCTTGTCGTCCGATATTCCTGCCGCCTGCCGTCGATGCCTAGTTTCTGGAAATGCCGTCATGCCGCCTCTTCGATGTCCTGTTCGATGGATAGTTCGCACGCAGGTACGCGGTTTCCTTCGACCTTGAGGCGCTCTGTGCCGCGCCAGTATTCCTTCCAGTGAAACGGTCGGCCGTCCTCGCCCACCTCATGACGAGACAGGCAGATCACGCCGCACCGGCGGCAGTGCTTCAGAGACCGGAAGAGCGATGGGTGCTCTTTGTCGCCCCACTTGTGATGTGCCATCAGCCGCCTCCGGAAAGCGCTGGCGAGGCCCCTAGGGTGCGGTATTCAATCGGCACGTCATTGACGACGGCGGACCGAATGCCCTGCTCCATGCCCTTGGAAACGCCCCTGTCGGTGTAGACAACGACGGCGTGCGCGCCGTGCATCCATGCGTGGCCGGCGTTAATGCCGTAGATGCGCTCGACCTCGATCCCATCATCTAGGACGCCTGGCTGAGTGTAGAGCGCGTGGCTGGCGAAAGGCGCCTCTCCGCGCATCAGGCAATCCCGCATGCAGGCGCGCAGATAGGTCAGGTTTCCCTCGATGTCGCCCGCAAAGGGACTTTCGACGACCACGCGGCGCATAGCGTATGGCGGGACGGTGTGTCGCTCCTCGATCATTCTGCGGCCTCGCCATGCGTGAAAAGAGACGTTTGTTTCGGCGGAGCCGGCGGCGCCACGAACATGTCAGGCCGAGAAATCGCGTCGGAGATCCGGTTGACGGCTATGCCGAAATATCGGGGCGCGACCTCGATGCCGATGAAACGCCGGCCCAAGCGCACCGCGGCGACGCCGGTTGAGCCCGAGCCCATGAACGGATCGAGAACAAGATCGCCTGGATTCGTGAATTTCTCGATGATCTCGCACATGAGCGAGATGGGCTTTTCCGTCGGATGCTCGCCGTGCCGGTCCGCATGGTTAGTCAGATGCGTGAAGACGTTGCGACCGCCGCCACCGTTCCAGCTCGAGAACCCCTTGCCGCACCATGCGGTAACGAAGCACTCGGCGCCCATTGCCGGCCCCTGGCCGTTGAATTGCGGCGCACTGTCCGGCTTCACCCAGATGCAAGCGCGCTTATAGCGAGCCCCGGCCGCCTCGATCGCATCGCGCCATGGCGCTACGCCCTCAGGCGTGCAGAATGCGATGAACCACCCGTTGCACAGATCAGTAAGCATGCCCGTAGCGGCCTCCCGAAGCCCCTCCACGGACGCGAAGTCGAGCGCAGTCGGATCGGTGTGGCCGTCGGTTCGCAGCGCTCGCCCGCGGCCCCGCTTGGCCTCGTGCATGTGTTTCTCATAGGGAGGATCACAGATGACGTGCGACACCGGCCCAAGCGTCGAGATGACGCTCAGGCAATCGGCCCGATAAAGCCGGACGGAATCCGAAAGCGTCTCGATCACCTCGCCTGCCCCCTCAGATGAAGCAGCCTGTTGGCAACCTCGTACTCCTTCAGGCCGAGCCGCTTTGCGATGTCGACCGTGTCGAGCTTGTATTTCTTCCACAGCACGAGGATCGCGTGGTCGTGCACGCCCTCCCGCTCTGTGGTGTTTCGTTCCATGGCGATCATCTGCCCTTGGCCCTGTCGATCTTGTCTTGAGCTCGCTCGCGCGTCGTGGCGCCTGGCGATTGCTGATTGCTTGTCACAGTGACGACGGCGCCACTCGCTATCTCGAAACGAAAGCCCTCCGACCTCACGCACACAGCGCCGAACGCCGCCGCATCTGCGCAAATCTGCAGGATGTGCGCGCGAACGATCTCGACGTTGAGGCCCATCGCTCGCTCCATGTAGCGAAGCACAGCGTGGTCGGTGACGCGCACCGGCTCAGTGCTCGGCTTCGCAATCACGCAGCGAGGATTTTGGATGTCGACTATCACGCCGCCCTCGCCTGCTTCCGAACAAGAGGAATGACGTTCGTCGGCTGATAGTTGAAGACGACACGCTTGCAGGCACGGCACCAGCTTTCGCCCTGCGCAGTCGGCTTGCCGCAGGCGATATAGTCAGGCCCCGCAGGCTCTGCGGCAATGAAGCGACATTCGTTGGAGGCGTTACCAGACCAAGGCCTTAGATCTCCAAACGGAATTGACAGCGCCTCACGATGGACGGGAAGATCCACAATCTCCATCGGAGGAGTGCGCTCGCCTGTTGGAAAGCCGCGCTTATCCTGGCGAGCCTTGCGTGCGCCTTCGGCGCGCGACGTATTCTTCTGACGACGCCTCTCCTCGATCAGCGCGGCATTCGGAGCCGGGTGAGACGCCTTTGCTCGAGACGCAAGTCCGAGCCGATGGGCCTTGCCAATGACGGCACTTCGGCTAACACCGAGGTGCTTTCCGATTTGGCTGGAGGTGTCGCCGCGATCCCAAAGTCTGCGGAGATCGCTCACCATCTCGACGCTCCAAGTTGAGGTCCAGACACCCATCTCACTGCTCCATGATTTGAATGCGTAGAGCGTCGAACTCTCCAGCCAAAGCGATGTCTTTCGCAGACAGCGCCTCCATCTTCCGCACCGCGTGAAGGACCGTCGTATGATCTCTGCCGCCGAAGCGTCGGCCGATCTCCGGCAGCGATTTGAGCGTCGTGGTCTTGCAGAGGTACATTGCGATTTGACGGGGTCGCACGACGTTGGCGGTCCGGCGCGAAGAGCACATGTCGTGACGGCTCACGTTGTAGTGCTTGGCGACGACGCGCTGGACGTCCTCAATGCGGATACGCTTGCTCTCGCGCGGCGCCACCAGGTCCCGCATCTCCAGATCAACACTCTCTATCGACGGTGGCTCGTCGGTGAGGCGCGAGCGAGCCAGCAACCGAACGATGGCGCTCTCAAGAGCGCGTCCGTTGTGCGAGATCGACTTGGCGAGATAGGTGATGACGTCAGGAGGCACGGCAAAGCTTGGATGATGCAGCTTGGCAAGCTCGGCACGCGACCGCAGAATGTCCGCCCGCATTTCTTCGCCAAGAGGTCCGATCTCCAGGACCAGCCCCGCTGACAGACGCGATCTCGTTCGGTCGTCCAGCACTTCGAGATCTAGAGGCGATCGGTCGGCGCCAATAACGACTTGGTGCCCCGCGTCGATGAGCGCATTGACCGCGTAACAAAACTCCGACTGCGCAGGCCTACCTTGGACGATTTGGACATCGTCAACGATGAGGAGGTCGAGCCCTCGTAGCGCTTCCTTGAACGCGGCAATGGTCGAGCCCCGAATTGCGGCCATGAAGCCGGTCATGAATTGCTCAGCGCCGAGATAGGCCGCCTTCCGAGCGCCGGACGCCACTTCCCAGGCGATGGACTGCAGCAAATGCGTTTTGCCGAGCCCTGTTCCTGCGTGGATGAACAGCGGATTGAATTCGATCGGTTCGCCGCGCCCTCGGCCGGCGATTTGTTTCGCCGCGGCGACCGCGAGCGCGTTGGACCGCCCCGTTACGAACGTCTCGAAGGTATAGCGCTGCTCAAGTTGGCAAGGTCCGAACAGGGAGCGATTGACGGGCTCTGTCCGAACCACCGGGGGCGCGAGCTGGATCAACGGCGCCTCCGGATTTGCCGCCGCAGCAATGCGGTCGAGCCGCGCCGCGTGCCGAGCTGCCGAAGCCAGCTGTGTGGGCGTCGCATTCCTTCGCGGATCGTAAAGCGCAGATGATCCTTCCATCGAGTCCCCCTTTGATTTTAGAGTTTGGTGGCGATTGTCTTGCGCGTGGCGGAGCGAATGCTGACGATCCTGTCCTGAAGATCGGCCGCCTCGTTGTCGATTGCGCGCGCGTCGTTCACTGAAATCTTGCCGTCCGATGCGGCTTCGATTGCCGTCGAAATCAAATCGCCAGATTCCTTGGCGATGTCCCCTGCAAGAGCGGTAATATCGCGGGCCAATGAGTCGGCGTGCTGATCTCGCGGAACGAGCTCAAAGCCGTGAAGATCAGCCAGGGCGCGCAAGATCACAGGATCTGCAGCGGCTTTCTCAAGCTCGAAGCAAACATCAATTGGCGCGAACTCTGGCCGATCAATGTTGCCGTAATGGGAGAGAAGAGCCGCGCTTACCCGAGACGATCTAGCGGCAGCGTGTGGACCGCCTGCCAAGACAACGGCGCGTCGCACCGCAGCCTTGAACGCGATTTGTTGCTCGGTCATCTGCATGTCGTCCCCCGTTCCACTTATGTCTAACTTCGGATTTAGTTTTGTTCCGCAGCTGAAACCGGCATCAAGCCGGCATGCAAAACGACGCTTACGAAGATGATGAGGTCGCGCTGATCGAGTTCTTTGCGCGTGCGCGCAATATCGCGATGTTCTTCAGGACACCGGGATCATCGCCGCGACAGTCGAATCTGAAATTGAAGCCGGCCGGCCTAACGCACGCGCCCTCAGACGCAGAACCCACAGAGAGGCGAGCCGCTAGGCCGGCCGAAATCGGAAAAGCCTCGCAGCGTTCTCCGACAATACCGAGCGAATTGGTCGCAGCCGTCTCCGTCATGCCGGGCTGGTCGAATGTGGAGACGGCTGCGTGGCTCCCCGGACGGGGAAGGAAATTGGCGGCGTCGACCACCGATGGGGTTACGGCGATCGACGCCTGGTCCTCGGCTGGGGGGAGAGCCGAAGCTGTGTATCTGGCAATAGGCTTCATGCGGCCTCCGCATCTGCGGCTCGAATGAAGGCTTGAACTCGCCCCACAACGCCGAGTGTCGGCTTGCGGCCCTTGTTCTTGAGATCACCTACGAAGCTGGGGTCTTTAAGGGCATTCCAGCCGAAGGACGTCGGCGTCATCCCGCTTCGCGCAAGGAAGGCGTCGATTTCTGCGATGAATTGTGCGGTTGGGTCCATAAACAGGAAGAATATAGTACGTTCCCTATTTCGTCAATAGGGATATTCCTCCTTCCCTAAATAATAGGTACAATCCTAGAAGGAGGTCATGGATGTGGTCCGCAAACTGATTCTTGAGAAGCTTGAGGAACTCGGTCTTACGATGTCAGAGGCATCGCTGAAGATCGGGAAAAACCATGCCTATTTGCAGCAGTTTTTGAAGCGAGGATATCCGCTCGAGCTGCCCGAAAAATCGCGCCTTCCTCTCGCCGAACTCCTCGGGGTTCCGGAGGAACAACTCCGCGGGCCGTCATCCAAATTGCCTAAAAGGGAATACGTAAAGGTAAATCCGACCGGTCGCGAAAGTCTAGTTGCCGATCCTTCCCGGTCTCTTAAGCTGCCTCGAAACCAACAACCAGGCGCCGACGTTTTAGCGGGCGCGCAATTGGTGGGGGATCGGGATTTGCCGGTCTTTGGGACCGCCCAAGGAGGCAGCGGGGCTTTAATCGTGAGTAATGACGCGGTGGACTGGGTGGTCCGCCCTGACCCTCTTTTAAGGGTTAAGGACGGCTATGGAATGATCGTCACTGGCGACTCGATGGACCCGGTACACAAGCACGGTTCGATCGCACTTGTTAATCCTCACCTGCCCTACCGCCAAGGCGACACCTGCATTTTCAGGTCGCATGGCGAGCACGGCGACAACCTAGCGATCATCAAGGAATTGCGCCGCCATACCGACGACACATGGTATGTCAGGCAGTACAATCCGCCCAGGGATTTCACCCTGAAGCGGTCAGAATGGCAGATCTGCCATGTCACGGTCGGAAATTTCTTCGCCCGTTAACCCTTCCATTTAGCCGCAAATTCACCCTGTCACGATCCGGGAACCCAATATTTTCCCTATATCTCGGATTTGTCCTATTGACCAAATAGGCAACGTACTATAGTTTTCCTCTTCGTCAGATATCGGAGGGGAAAATGGTCGGCCGGTTCATCGAAGCGCTCATTGACGCTACCGTAATCGGATCGTTCTGCTTCGCGCTCTACATCGGCGCTGCTCTAGTTTCAGGAGCCGCGTGATGGAGCTCGGCGCCGACATGCTCGAGCTGCTGCGTGCCGGCGTCGCCCACGACAACGGAATCTGCTGCCGTCCTGGCCAGGTGCAGAAGCTATGGCCGGTCATCCGTGAGGCTGAGCGCGCCGGCTACGTGCGCCTGCTAGACGTTGAGAAGCCGTGGGTGACCGATGCTGGTCGCAAGGCGATCGGCGCGCCATCGCAGACTGAGGCGGACTACGCGCGCCTGCAGAAGCTCTGCCGGCGCCGCCGCAAGCCCCTGCCCCGCCCGGCTGACGATCCGCGAACGGATTTCGACTATCGCTCCTATAGATCGCTTGGCTATGTCTGTGTGCTTCTCATTAAGCAGCGGGATGACCGATATGCGCCAAGCACGATCCGCGTTGGCCGCTCGCTAACGAGCGATCCGCAGTTTCTCGGCCCCAAAAATTCTATTGTCCTTCCCGAGTCTGAAGGACGTTTCGTGCTCGCGCTGATGCCAAAGTGGCTCATCAGCAAGGCAATGCTGCCCTCTTATCCTCTTGCTCTTGACGATACCGACAGCGCCTGGAGCGCCGACGAGCGCGCGCTCTACGACCGCCTGCGCAATGTCTGCATTTCCGTCAACACGCGCATCCGCCGCGGAGGATCGCGCCAGCCCGCGCCACATCTTCATTTTGGAGAATACGCATGAGCAGCATGGAAAGCGTCGACCGCGCCGGGCGTCTGTCTGGGCACCCCATCACGACATCATGTTCCGGCGCAACGACGTATGGACTGTCGCGCGATGAGCTCCGCGACATGGCGTGGACGAACTTTTACCGCGCGGAGCGGCGTCTTGGCGTGATGCCCGAGCTTGCGCATGAGCGGGCCGACGAGCACGCGAAGCGCTTCGATGAGATCCTCACGAACGTCCATCGGTTCATGCCGGAGGCCGGGTGATGGATTTTTCGCTTGGCCTCGCTCTGTTCATCATGGGCTCCGTATTCGGCGGACTGGTCGTCCTCGCTTTGATGTCTGACCGGCCTCGCTACGCCGAACTCCACTCCTACCGAGACGACGTCGAGCAGCGCGCGCGGAGGGTCCAATGATCGAACGGTCATATGGAAAGCTGGTCTTCGAGTGCGACTCCTGCCCAGAAGTCTTGGAGACCGATACCGCCGACTTCTCCGAAGCTTGGGAGCAAGCTCGCGCCGACGGTTGGAAGTCAAAAAAGGTCGGTGTTGACTGGCTTCATGGCTGCGCGAGCTGCGGAGTGCCGGGATGAGCGAGCTCCGCCAGCGCGACCCGCGCCAGGAAGATAGACGACATCTCGAGTTCGTGCGCCAACAGCCGTGCTGCCTGCCCTTCTGCAAGCGCCAGGCCGAGCCCGCGCATCTGAGGATGGACAATCTCGCGATCGGCAAGGAACTGACCGGCAAAGGCGAAAAGCCGCACGACCGATATACGGTCCCGCTGTGCCCCTACCATCACCGCATCGGCGTCGACTGCCAGCACAACAGCAACGAGCGCGAATGGTGGATCTTGCGCGGCATTGATCCATGGAAGATCGCCGCGTCGCTCTGGATTGAATCCGGAGGAGCCGCGCGCGCCCTGGAGCCGAAGCTCGGGCCTCGCCCACGGAAGATCAAGGCGCGCAAGCCGAAAGAGCAACGCGCCAAAATCCCCGCAGGGCGCCCGCTGAGATCACGTGGCTTCGAGAAGCGAACACCGGAGGCACAGCCATGCTGACCGCCATCTCCTGCATCTGCGTTCTCGCCATCATCGTCGCCGTCGGCCAGACGATTGCCCTGGTCTTCACCAACCACACGCTTTGAGGAACTGACATGGCGCTACTCGGCAAGGCATATCGACCGACGTTTATTCTGTTCGCTGTCGGCCTGGTGGTGATCGGGCTCGCGGTCTGGATTTTGTGACGTCACCAGCGTTTTCATCGCCCAACTTGGGATCTGAACAATGAGCTTTATTCCCTGCATCAAATGCCAAGGCGAAGGTCGGATATTCAAGTCGAAGTACGGCGGAAATGATCCTGACGTGTGGGATGCCGGCAAGTGCGAGGCTTGTGACGGTAGCGGCAACCATACCTGCGACAATCGCGGCTGTGACGAGATCGCCCAGGGTTTCAACGACGACGGCGAGGCGCTTTGCCAAGACTGCCTGATGGAATGGACCATGAAGGCGTTTGAGCCATGATTGCAGAACTCAAACCGAAGGTGATCAGGCCGGAGCCATTGCACACGTCACAGTGCTGCATGCCCGTCGATCCGCCGACACATGCGACCATGTGGCGCCGAGATCGCTATATCCGGCTACGTCCTCACATGGACCCGGATAGGTGCCAGCGTGAAAGCACAGTCGAAATCGATGGGCAGCCATATTGCCGTCTGCATGCCGGCGGCGTCGCCCTAGATCGATGGCTTAGCGGCAAGCTGACCGCCTCTTCACCACTTCCTCAACAGGAACGCCAGTCATGATCGAAGGTCTCCTCGCCTGTCTCGGCTTCATTCTGGCCGGCGTAGCGATTGTCGCGATCGTCGCCAAAGCAGTTGGAGGCTAAAATGTCTGACCATCGTATACCGATCTCTTTCGACGCTGATGGGAAGGTCATCGGCCTCGGGCGTGTAGAAGCCGATCCGGTTCAGTCCTCCTCCGCTGGGAGTGAAAGTGACCGCTGGCTATGCCCGCGCTGCAAGAAGAGCAAGCGCGAGAACATTGACGGCGACTGGATGGCCTATTGCGGACCATGCAATGACCGCGATTACGAGCGGTATCGCGAGCGGCAAGAGTGGGACTACTACCATCGGGACGAGAAGTAGCATGAGCGACGATTTCTGTTTGACCCACGGCTACGAGCACATGAAAACGCAGTTTGGAAACCCGATCCCATATTGCGAGGCATGCGAGAACGAGCGCGCCCTGCGTGATCTAGCGGAGCGGATCAATCGCTCCTATCTCGTTACGCTGAACGCAAATGGACCAACTGAGAAGCACCTAAGCGGAGATGAGCTTAGCCAGATCGTCACTGCTCTTCGCGCCGCGGTTGGTGCCCAGCCGGTCTCTTCGGTCGGAAAGCCGAAGAACTGCGATCCGTGCGGATATCCGGAATGCGGCTGTCAGTATTCGCCCGCAATTCAGTCCCGCGCTCCTGCCCAAGCAATGCCGGGCCGTGGCGAAATCCACGACGTAATCGCCGAATGTTTGGGGCGCGAGGGCTTGACCTATTCCGGTGTCAAGCATGCCGCCGAGGCAGTCCAGAAGCTTTACGAGGGTGCGAGGTGTTCCGGTAGCACATCGGTCTCCAAAACCGAGGGAGACGGTTCGATTCCGTCCGCATCTGCCACTGCTCAGTGCTCTGCCGACAATGCCGAGGCATCTTACCGGAACGTGATTGATGAGGCTCTGGTTACTCGAAACCTTGGCGTAGCGAAGGGCAACGCGCGAGAGGAGTTGAACGCAATCCTCTCATGGGAAGTGGGTGTTGCGCTGGACCCGCGAGTATCCGAGGCAGCCCAAGCCTTGATTGACCGGGGAAGCACTCAACCGCAGGGAGCACGCAAGTGAGCAAGACCGAACACCCATTTGCGCCCGGCGCGCGTGTAGCTGTCAGCGAGAAATATACCGACAACGTTGCCGAGAACTTTGTCGATAAGGTCTACAAGAGCGGCAATTTCACTTTGCGCGGCTCCAAACAGCAGTGGAGCCCATGGCAGAGCACGTGGAGCGACAAGCGCTGGTCGGCCATGGAAACAGGCAGCGGGTTTCATCGCCGCCGACTTGACCTCTGGGACGACGCTACGGACCAAGAGCTCAAGGAGAAGATTGAAGCCCAGAACGTCAAGAAGCGGTGGCGGGATATTCGATCCAAGATCGATAACATCAAAGAACCGACCGCCGCGTTATGTGACGCGGTTGAGGCGGCACTTTCACTGCCGCGCCCTCAGCATTCACCTGAAAATAAGGAAGCCTGAACATGCCGACCGGCTACACCTATCCAGTTGTTGAAGGGAAAGTCACTGAGTTTCCCGAGTTCGCCATGCTGTGTGCACGGGCATTCGGCGCCCTGATTATGATGCGCGACGACTCGATGGACGCGCCCATTCCGGACGAGTTTACGCCTGACACGTCGTACTATGACGGCCGGATAGCTACCGACATGGCGCAAATGGGCAACGTGCAGGCCATGAGCCGGGCGGAAGCCGATGCAGCCGCCGCGGCCGAGCACGCGGCAGCCATGGAGAGCCGGCGCAAATACCTTGAAGACAAAGAGGTGGAAGCCGGCCGGATCAACGCCATGCTCTCCAAGGTGCGCGCCTGGGAGCCGCCTACGCCCGACCACGCGGAGATGAAGGCGTTCATGATCGAACAGCTCCGCATCTCAATGCCGGGCGATTATGTCCCGTCGATTCCGGAGTTGCTCGACGGCCGGACCTGGCGTCAGAACATGATCGACCAGCTCGCTAAAACTGTCGCCCGTAATCGCGAGGAGGTTCAGAAGGAGATCGAGCGCGCGAAGGGACGAACGGAGTGGGTCAAGGCGCTCCGCACGTCGCTACTGTCTTCGCAACTGTTGGGGGGTGAAAAATGACGCCGATAGTCGAACACAAGAACGGCAATCGTCGATCCGTTCGTGACGAACTCGCGATGGAATACGTGGCCTGCGTCCCCTGTAAGGGGAACGGCACCGTCTATCGATACGAAGGCGGCAATCTCTGGGCTCTTGGATGGGTCGTCCATCGCGAGTGCTTCTGCGGGCACTGCCGTGGGCAAGGGATTCTGCGCCTCCCCGCAGATGTGTCCGCAGTGGAGGAGAAGTCATGAGCACGATGCTTGAAGCGGTGGGTCGAGCGATCAAACACGCCCAAAGCGTTCGGGCTTTCGGTCTCTACGACTACACAGCATATCCAGGTGACGCCCCACCGCACGTTGTTCTGGACGAATTTAAGGGCAAGCCCGTTCTGGCAACGTGGAATAGGGACGAGGCTCAGAAGAAATACGAAGAGTGCTGCCGGGATTATGTCGCCAAACATGCCATTAACGCGATGGATCAATGGCGCTTCGAGGCAGCAGGCATCACAAGTGATGTGGGAGGATCACGGTAGTGGCCCTTCACGAACAATGCCTTGGCGCCACGAATGAGTGGTACACCCCAGCCTTCGTGTTTGAGGCTATGGGCGAGACGTTCGATGAGGACGTATCGAGCCCTGGCCAGCATGTTACGCCGTGGATCCCGGCGCTCCGCTTCATCACCAACGACAGCCTTTCTCTGATTTGGAAAGGCTTCATCTGGATGAATGCGCCGTTCGGCGGCAGGAACGGTCTCGTTCCGTGGCTTCAGAAGTTCTTTGACCATGGCGACGGTGTTGCGCTAGTGCCTGACCGCACCTCAGCCCCTTGGTGGCAAGTTTATGCGCCACAGGCTGATGCTGTCTTGTTCGTCGCGCCAAAACTGAAATTCATCGGAGCCGATGGCAATCCCGGCACATCTCCGGCTCAAGGAACGTGCCTGTTCGCTGCCGGTGCCAGGGCCGTTGCTGCGCTCAAGCGCGCCGCTTCTCTTGGCCTCGGCACCCTGATGGTCCCTTCAGATCAACGGGGGACTCAATGAGCGAAGCTTCACAAAAGATCAGAGACGCCATCAAGGATTTGAGAGAGCGCACCGATCGCTACAATTGGGAGCCGGCGAGTTCTGCTTGGCATCGCGCATTCGGAGAGCTTTCCGGCCTACACCACGCGCTCAGTATCGTTGAACTGACCGACCGCGATCGCTCAAGCCGGCAATCCCAGCCCCTTGATGCGATACAAGCCTGTACCTGCACGCGAGCAATCCAAGAGGCGCATAAGCCCGGATGCCCGCTCTCCTCAAATCATTGCCGGAGTGAAAAATGAATCCAAACCCAGAATTGGTTAAGGCACTGCGGGAGCGGACGCCTCGCCGGCATCAAGACAAGAGTCTTTTTGTCGCCGCTGCGGACTGCATCGAAGTCCTCGATAAGCAGATCGCCGACATCATGGACCCCAACATTCAAAGCATGCGCTTGGAGAACGGCAAGTTCGACATGGCGCTTGGCGGCCCGATTGTCCAGAACGTGGCTATGATGATGACGGAGTGGTTCCGCGAGAGTGGCGCCAAGAACTACGTCGAGATGACGCTCCACGCCAAGACGGAGCCCTTCGAACGATACCAGTTCTACGTCCAGAAGCAGGGCGATGGCGCCAAGACCCCGCACGAGCTGCGGAAAGAGGTCGAGGACCAGCGCGACGCGCTACTCAAGGCCCTGACCGAGATCGACACCCTCGCCGTTTGCACAGGCGTCGTTGATCCATCCCTCCACGAGAAGATGCTCTCGAACATCGCTCGGATCGCCAGAGCCTCACTTGCGCTCTCGTCGAAGGAGCCGCGAGGCGAAAGTGGTGGATAGCTGCAAATATTTTTTGCTCACTATGCTCCTAACATCGCCTGGTGACTGACAGGCGCACTTGGCGAACTGTTTTTCAGGAGTAGACTGTCACTATGTCGCGCCCGTTCACATTTTCCGAAGCTGCCGAGCAGTTGCGCATGTCTGAGCGCTGGCTGCGTGATTGGCTCGCCGCCAATCCTGTGGATGCCAAGGGCATGCCGTTCTACATTCCGATGGGGCGTCGGAAAGAGTTTGAGCCCACCGACATCGAGCGCATCAGGGCGCGCATTAGGGAGCTAGAACAATGTCGCTTGAGCTCTACCGCCGCGGGGCAGTCTGGCATTACCGCGGAACAGTTGGGCCGGCTGGCAACCGGAAAAGGCTGCGTGGTTCGACCCACACCAAAGACAAAGACATCGCAGCGCGCGAGATTGCCCGGATCGAAAAGCGCTACTGGGACGGTCATCAGCTTGGCCCCAGCGCAATCCTGACGTTCGATCAGGCGTGCACCCAGTTTCTCGCGGACGACAAACCTTTCATGGTCGGCGCCGTCGATGTGGTGCAGGCCGCCCGCGATCATTTCAAGGATAAGCTAGTAAAGGACATCAAATCTAAAGCCGTGCGCGAGTTCGCCAACGAAGTCTATGGGCACTGCACCGGGGCGAGCAAGAACCGCCTTGCTATTTCGCCCGTGCAATCGGTCATCAACCACTGCGCAGAACACGAACTTTGCGACTTCATCCGGGTGAAGAGATTCCCGAAGGTCCATAAGGAGAAGGAGCCGGCCACGCTGGCATGGGTGCAGCGTTTCCAGGCCGAGACGAAGCCACACCTCGGCGCCTACGCTCTCTTCATGTTCCTGACGGGAGCCCGGCCGAGCGAGGCGCTCGCGATCGACAGGGACCGGGATCTAAATCTCCAGAAGGGCGAAGCGACGATCCGCATGACGAAGGTCGAGAAGGACAAGATGGTGACGGTCGAGCGCACCGCCCACCTCCCGCCCATGCTGGTAGCGGTCCTCGCCAATTTGGAAGCCGTCCCGGATCGCCCGCTGTTCGTCTATCGCAAGTATGGGGACATGAAGGAGACCTGGGACAGCGCCGCCGGTCGCATCCCCGGCAAGCTGTTGACGCCGCACTGCTGCCGTCACGGCTTCGCTACGGAGCTCCTGCGGCGCGGGGTGGATGTGCACACTGTTGCGTGGCTGGGCGGCTGGGCGAGCGCAAAACAGGTCCTGGAGACCTATGGGCACGCCATCAAGAGGCGCGACCTGACAGGCATTCTCGTTGACACACCATTGACGCAAGCGGTCGAGGAAGTCGCCGCAAGTGCGCGTAAAGTCTCAGGAATTTGACGTAACTTAATTCTCCGGATGAGAACAAAGTTCGCAGCGTGTCCTGCGGGCAACGCCGGACGGCGCGACGCCTCGCTGCTGTGAACTTTTCGGTTTCCCGCAAACACTTGTGTTCACTTTGGAACTGTCGGTTCCTGCGCGGAAACGTAGGGTTTTTCCCGGAGACGCCGATTCCCGGCCAACGAAGAGCCCAGAGACAAGAAGCGTGACCGGCCGGCCCAGGAACGATCTGCTGCGAAGGCTCAGCGCCCAGGATTTCGAGCTGCTCGCGCCGCACCTGCAATCGGTCGAGGTCGCCGCGAACCACGTTCTGCATCACGCCGGCGACGGCATCTCCGTGGTCCACTTCCCCTGCGGCCCTGCGTTCGTGTCGTTCGCGGTGCCGGTTGAGGATGACCGCGAGGTCGAAAGTCTCCTGGTGGGCCGCGAGGGCGGGGTCGGTCTTTCCGCAGGCCGCAGCCCGTCCCCGGCCTTTTCCCGCGTCGTCGTGAAGGTCGGCGGCACGCTGGTCCGCCTGCCGCTGCGCGCGCTCGAGCAGGCGCAGCAGCGATCGCCCAGCATGCATGAGATCTTTTCGCGCTACGCAGCCTGCCAGTTCGCACAGCTGCTCCAGACAGCGGCCTGCAACGCGGCGCATTCGATCGAACAACGCGCGGCGAAATGGATCATCGCGGCCCGAGAGCATATCGGCAGCGACGAAATCCGCCTCACCCATGAGCAGCTCGCCGGCATGCTCGGCGTCTCCCGCAGCTATGCCAGCCGCGTCATCCAGACGTTCAAGGCCAGGCGCATCCTCGCGACCCGCCGCGGCGCCATCCTGATTCTCGATGCGCCGGCACTCGAGACAAGCGCCTGCACCTGCAACGGCGCGGTGAAGAAGCACTTTCGCGAAGTGCTGGGACGCGCGGCGGGCTAG